AAAATTCCACCGTAAGTGGAATGTAATACAGGATTATACCAACATTCAATTGTCCATGAACCGGAATTAAATGAGATCTCCGAATTTGCAGGAGTCGATAGATAATCACCGGTGCCATCGAAAATCCCTACACCGGCACCGTGAAAGGGGAGAATCTGTTTCACATCACCATTTGCGGTGATTGTCTTCCCGATTAATGTGGTCACGTGATCACCGGCATACCGGCAAACGACTTCACCAGCCACGTGTTATGACCGGAGATTGAACCGATATAGATCAGGGATACGCAATCAAACCCGGATGTGGAAGCGATTGACCCGGCAAGAACTGACTCGGTGCTCAGTAGCCGGATATACTGTCCGGGAGCAGCGGTAAGCACCCAGTTCGTACCCGTCCCGATATACTCAAATACCGTCTCTCCGGCAACCGGAGTGGCGGGGAGGGTAACTGATTCACTCACCGTGGCATAGGTTGTCGCATTGGATCCGACCGTATACAGGTTGGTAAACTTCACTCCGATCTGTCCGATGAAATCGGACCCTTGGTAGGTAGATCCGACCTGAGTGATGATCATATACAGGACGTCGTTTGCTACCAATGATGTCCGGGAAGTATCCAGATTCGTAGATGATACCGTGACATAGGTATCATTTACCGCGGTCTGGGTCGGAGTGATCGCCATCGGGGTATCATTGACAAAGATTGAATCAGTCGGGAGTATCCCATTCTTTCTCACATCGACGAGGAAGTTCTGCCCTCCGGGAAGACCGTCTAAGCTGATAGTGACCAGATCGATGATAGAATCAGCCGGGACAATATACCGGGTAAGCATCGTCTCATAGACGATACCTTCCAGAGCCCGGGTAACATAGTCATACCCGACAATGCCACCGGGGGTTGAATCACCAGAGGATCCTGATGTGACTTCTACCCATGCGGCATTCTTCCGGCCATAGGTTTTGTTGTCAGATGGGGCATCGGTAAGATGAGATACCCATGATACCGTCGAACCGTCCGTTCCAAGGACTTTCCCACCATTTCCGGTCTGGGTAGGAAATGATGCCGATCCTGCCGTAACTTCAGCCCATGCTCCGTCTTTACGGGCATAGAATTTTCCATCTGATGCAGCATCAGAGAGGTAGGCATGGGTATGGTTCCCGGAGGCGATCTGGGTTGCCCCGGTACCGATAGATAAGGCAATCTGTTGACCGGTGAGAGTAATCCCGTTTCCGGTAACGGTTACGGCATCATGAAGAAGGGCATGGATGTGATCTCCGGCAGCGACTTGTGCTGCACCCGTGCCAATATCCCCATTATTACTCAGATTCTCAAACGTGACACCAGCGGCAGTAATATACGTAGCGGAATGGGCTGCATTGTCATGAGTTGCCGGAGCGAAGGTAAGCGGTTTTGATGTGACATCATCCCATACCAATGTTTTCCATGAAGGGGCTGTCCCGTTTGTCGTAACAAACTTCCCGGAATTGTCGGTCTGGGTGGGTAATCCTACCGGAGGAGTGATCCATGACGGAGACGTACCATTGGTGGATAAGATCTTCCCGGCTGACGTAGACTGGTCTGGTAGACCGACAGCAGCGGGTTCCCATGAGAGCGTCGTCCCGTTATTACTCAGTACCCGGCCAGATACCAGTTCAGGTAACGCATGACCGCCCCATTTCAATGTCGTGAGGGTAGCGGCTTCGGTAGCGAGATTATCAAGTGAGATGATCTCAAACATCGCCCCGTCAAGGCCGATCTTCCATGCATCATCCTCTTCATCCCATACCAGCATCGCATCCGGGAGGGTTCCCCGGTTCAGGGTAATACCACCGTTTGCTACCGGGGCTCCGGTGAGATTACTATTCAGGGTTATGGTGGTGACATTATCGAAATATGGCTGAATAGGCTCCCATTCAGTCGTATAAATATACAACTGCTTTGTTGTGGTAATGTAGAAGAAATCATGCAATGTTCCGGTAGCAGGGAGTTCATCTCCTACTTTCGGTTTTCCGATTGCCGGAAGCTGATCAAACCGGGTCGGGGATTTATCTGACGAATGCCCGATTTTAAAGATATGATTCTCATAATCGTATACCGGTTCTCCTTCCAGAATCAGGGTTGGATCTGGTGTTCCTGTCTGGGTAAGAGCTGCCCCGGAACCACGTTTTATTTTTATATCTGCCATAGAGTCACCACAACTTGATCATTACTTCTGTAGAAAAGTTTATAAATAGAAGTCATACGAGGATTTCTCCCCCATCGATGACGTCTGTCCACGAAGCTGTAACTTCTACCGTGGTCGTTTCCCCGGATTTCGTAGATACCCGGGTAAGTTTCAACCGGAGATCTTCGGTCACTACTCCATCGGCTGATAATACCGGGAGTGAATCAGGTTGTACATACTGCCATGATCCATCCAGATAGATGAGTAAGGTTCCTTCTAACGTACCTTCCGGAGGTAAGGGGAGTCCGGTGCCAAGTGAGTCCCATGACAGGGTTCCGTCGGCAGCGGCTTTCAGATACCGGATCTGCCCGGAGTTCGGGGTAAGTGAACCCCATAGGGATCCGGTATGATACAGAAGAGCCCCGTTTGACCCATCAGGGAAGGTCGCCAATGGTTTTAAACTCTGGATGGTGGTAGACCCGTCCCCTACTTTCAGACCATTATCATATACCAGTATTCCGGCAGCAGGAACTTCCGTTGCCAGACTTACCCCGTGATCCGACTCTTCCACTGCCCGACGAATCATCCCCGGAATCTTTTTATACGTTCCTAACGCACCATTTGCTAAATCAGACTCTTTTAACACTCCGGTGATCTGATTCTGCATGGAAGAGAATGTATCTGACAGCTTATCAGCCGACCATGTCACGGTAGTCGATCCGTCACCGGCAACATCATTGATGATATTCCGGTTATCGGCGATCAGCACCCAGTCACTCATCGAGGAGTTCGATCCGGTGCTGTTCATATACACATATGCCAGATCGTCCCGTTTACACACATCCCCTTTCTTTACCGTCAGGTTCAGTTGAGCCGTCTGGGAAGTGACCGTGTAGATATCCGTGAGATGCTGGGAGGTGATCCCGGTGGATTTCCACATCGACCCGTTCCAGATATACAGCATCGAGTCGGTGGTATTGTAGTAGAGATCGTTCAAAAACCCTGATGCCGGAAGAGATGGGCCAGATTGTGGTTTTCCAATCGGGGTGAGTGAGGCGAAGGTGGATCCATCAGCACTTCTCCCTACCTTCAGCTCATTCGTCTCGGTATTGTATACCAGTTCCCGGATATTGACCCCTTCAGTAGATGCAGCCCATTGGGAAGTAGTCCCTCCTCGAACGGTAAGTAATGTATTTCGTGCCATTATGGGGTACCTCCATCAATGATCGTCACTAATGAGTTTGGATCGACCCATTGCGGGGTTTTCTCTCCTGATACCGTTTTCGTTACCAGACAATAATTGTCCGTCACTGCCGGGTCAAGAGTATCCCATGTCCGGACATTTGTCGTGAGGTTAATGGATGCACAATACAGCATCGATCCGATAGGCACACCGGATATCGGTGAGTTCATGTCACCGGGCATATCGGACAGATCTGCCAGTTTCATGATGGGCTTGTTATTTGCCCATTCCAACCGGGCACCGGTCTCTGCTGAATACTTATAGGTAAGGACTTTCCCGGTATCAGATGGCTGTGGGGATAAATGCGTCCATTGCCGGGTAGTTGTCCCATTATCCGTATCTACGACCGAGCAGTAAAGTAACCCTCCGACAGTTGGACCGGATGGAGGAGCATCGTTCAGGCCGACGACATCCTGTAACGCCTTTAATGTAGTGACTCCGGTGCCACCAGATCCTCCGGATCCTTCTGCCCATTGAGGAATACCGGCTTCTCCGATAGCCAGATACTGCATGATGGTTCGATCGGATGGGGGCTGGAGGTACGTCCAGAACGATCCGGTATAATACAGGATCTGTCCTCTTCCGGTCAGACCGGTAACGTTCACTCCCTCAAGATTCTCCAGACCGATGTCAGTGACCATCAACCGGGGTCGCCATTTCCCCTGTGCTTCTCCGACCTTCTTGATATACTGGAGCACCATTCCGGGAACCGGCTCATAATCCTGTTCAGAATCAGTACCCTCAAGGATCTTATGGGTATGTCCGGTGAGGGAGAAGTCCTCAGATATATACCCGTTCAGGAACTGGGAGTTCAGACCGACAACCAGTTGTTTATGTGCATTCGGCCCAATACGGAACGGGGGGTTTTCTGCGGCGGAAGTGATCGGGTTGAAGGTATGGATGGCTGCTACAGTCCGGTCAACAGAGACGGACATGTATTGTAAGTGATCATCATGGAGATCCGGTTCAATTAACCCATGATGATATACCCCTACTGGGGGAAGTGTGGATGAGTTTACCCATTTCCCACCCATGTATACCATGATATCACCCTGCTCAAGGGTTTTCCCACCTGATTCCGCACCGATCTTGGTGTTAATCAGATAGTTGATATCCGGATACGGGAGGTTTCCACCGAGGCCGTAGTTGTGAGCACAGGTCATATCATACGGGCCGCCGGCAGCATTTGCATCATTCCAGTAATGATGGCCGGTTGAGTGGGCGACTGTGGTGATATACTGAGGGTGACAGTTTGGTTGAGACCGGTTGGATGCAGAGAATGCCGTGTTATGGTTCGTGGAAAGACCGGGGATCAGTTTATTGGTCCACCGTCCCTGTGCCGGGTTTGCATAGTCACACTCATACATCAGGACATGGCCGTTATTCAGCCCTTCTGATCCAGTAGAGAGATCAAACTGTACATCATTCAGCTGGCGGAGAAAGTCATGAGGGATGTTCCCGTCAGTACCGGATGCCCGGGATGATAAAATATCACCCGGCCAGAGTTTGGATCCATTTACCGGTATCTGATGTACCCAGTCCAATGAGGTTACTGATGGGGGAGTATATTGAGGGTCCGGGTGGGTGCAATCAATGTATTCCTTGAATACCGACATCCGGTGACGGTCATAGTCAAAGTACTGCGGGTGATTACATTTCAGATCCCGGTCAAGGGAGTCGTTATGATACGGTGGTGATAAGGTAGGGAGTTTAACCGTCCATGCTCCCTGAAGACCAGCTTTGTTCAGTTTCAAAGCATCCCATACCAACGCCATACCGTGCCCTTTTGCGGTAAGGGTGTTCGGGTCAGGGAAACTAGATTCAACATCTTTCAGGTTTTTAAGATAATCATGTGGGATGTTGGCGAAACTATGAGCAGCGGATGAATGGAGCTGCCCCCATCGGGTATCGAAATCCAGTGCAGCTCCCGGAACTACCTCATGATACCCGTTCACGATCTGCGTCTGGGATGTCCGGATATACTGGTTATGAGCGGTATCAATCAGACGGTCCGTAAGTTGCTGGTGAAACTGTGCCCCTCCGGCGGGAGCGATGTTGATCCACCGTCCTTTCGTTGCTGACCATGCCAGCATCTGCCCGTCTGATAACGCGTCTCCATTCTCCTCAGTACCGATATCAACATCTTTTAACCATCGGATATGATCATGAGGGATAGACCCGTCATTATGTTCGGTGCCGAAATAGTGACGAGCGGTCGTATCATGGCGGGTACCGTCGGTACGCATATACTGGGTGTGTACATCACCCACAGAGAGCCCTTTTAACTGGTTATGGGAGAATGTCTGTTCCAGAGGAGACCATCTTCCACCCTGCCAGATCCGAATGACGTTCGCCGGATCAATCGATCCGATGATGATCGCCGTACCGAGCCATAACCCGTCGATGCGTAAATACGTATCAATGTCTTCGACGTAGACACAATACCCTTCGGCCGGATTATACCAGTGCCACTGCTGACCATCAAATTCGGCAATGCGTTCTGCTTTGGACGGATCGGCTCGCCATGCATTTGACTCACTGCATTGGCCGTTAATGACGGATCCTACCAGATACCGTTCTCCTTTATGCAGGAGTTTCGTGGCTGCGTCTACACTTCGGAAGATATCCCCGGAGATGATACTCTTTACCGGTTTAATCCAACCGATATGTTCAACCCAGTCTCGGGACACTACATGGTGGTTATACCCGCCGTCTACCGCATCCGGATAATACCCGGGATCGGCGACGTTCATGATCATATGCCGGGTACCATCCTCCTCTTCCATGTTCAGGTCGCAGAACATCCGGGCCCGGTCAGATAAGTCTATCCGGAGATACTGTGGGTGGTCGTCATGGGTGAGCGATCGCAGATTGTAGTGGATCTGTGTACCGCCGAACATGCACCAGATAGACCCGTTGAACGTATACTGCCGGTCGATGTTGTATACGTACATCGCCCACATCAGGGACGGGGTCTCGTATCGCCATCCATTGATGGAATCGTACTGAGCTACCTGATTCGAATGCGTGTAAAAGATATTCAGATCTCCATCAGAGGTGTATTGGGGCTGGTTCTCCCGGATGATGCACCGGTATCCGCCAAACCATTCTGCCGGTTTCGGGCATTCGGTGACAATATCCAGTACTTCCTTCTTCCACTCCAGACCCTGAATCCGGTAATCGACATAGAGTTTATTAGTACCGTCTAACTGATCAACCGGATCAGCAACATTCTGGATCCGGTGCTCCTGCATATTCAGGTCGCAGAACAGTTTGTTCCGATCCCCGTTCTGCCCTCCGGTAATGTGCAGATATTGGGTATGATCATCGCCGGTAGCGGTATCAATAAACGAATGGTGAGATAAATGGTCCGTATATTTAACAAATGCGTCTGCATGAAGACCGTCAAGGGTATCAGACGGGATCCCGGAGGTGTGACCGAGGCCGTATGGTGGGGACAGGTTATTCTGTGCCTGTTTCACTAACTTTGCCGTAATGGATGCCGGAGTAAAGACTTCTGACGGGGTCTCACTCAGGACATATCCGGTATGCGAATGGTTGGATGACGCGAAATAATCTGCGTGCTTCCCATCCACCATATCAGCATTGACTCCTTCTCCGCGGGTTTCCGGAGATACATCATCTCCTTGAAACAGGATAGCAGATCGGTAACCGTCGAAAAACTCCGCATTTAATCCTAATACGGTATATCGCTGTGCTGTGGCGGCAACATTCTCCCCAATGGTAAACGGAGTGGCGATGACTGCTCCAGTCTCCGGATCTACTTCCGGAATGGGGTTGAAGGTGTGCCGGGCGGTGATAACATTATGCAGCGTGCGATGTACATATTGGGATTCCCCTCCGATGGTGAGTGGGAGCCATTGCCCATTATCGGTATTTAATACGTAAATACAGTCACGTTCTTCGACATAACACGAACATCCGTTGTTCGTGATGGTCATCTCCCACCCGGAAGAGCCTAAATACTCATAGATGTAGTTGACCTGCCAGTTTGGTTCTGATGATAAATTAATCCCGGTGGAAATATACCGGGCATGAAGAACCGGGTTTTCAGGAAGACCGTCCGTCGGATCAAAGAAGTTAATGACCGAAGACTGCCAGTCGCTGCCCTGATTGACATTGGTCTTCTGCCATGTCGTTCCTTCATAGGAATATAACTGGTCCAGTTCAAGCACGTATGCGGTAAACCCTTTCCGGGGAGCCCGTTCCTGCCATGCTCCGTCATACGTATAGATATACCCATACTTCCAACCATGGCCGGCAAGGTTACAGATATACCGATTGCCTATTGCCGGGGATGTAGGGATACCGGCAGATGCATTATAAAACCGGTCTACTGGCTGTAACCAATCGAAATCAAGCAACCACTCATACGAATGGAACATCGTTACCCAGTCAGACCCGTTAAACAGGAACAGATCATGATCGGCTTTGCTGTAAATAAGCCAGCCTTCGGTAGGAGTATAATCAACCCATCCTTTCTGGGTAAACTCGTAAATATGGTTTTTTGTCCACGATGCCGTCTTTGTCGCAATATACCGATCGCCTATTGCCGGGGATGTAGGGAGTGTTACGGATGGATCGATAAATGATAATACCGGTCCCTGCCATGCCATTGAGTCGGTAGAGCCTTTGATCTTCGACCAGACGGTTCCATCGAAGATAAATAACGACTCCTCCATCTCGATATAACAGGCACATCCTTTATTAATGTAAATGGATGTCCATCCGGTTTCCGCGGTATAATGGTAAATCCGGTTCGGGTGCCACTGAGGAGTTACCGAGGTGTTCGTGCCGGTAGAAATATACCGATCTCCGGAGGTTGGGGAAGACGGAAGAGCGGACGATGGGTCATAAAAGTTCAGGACTGAATCCTGCCAGTCGATAGATCCGACCCGAGAATCTACATATTGTTTTGTGACCAGATCTCCCACACCGACGACGGTATTGACATTCGTCAGCATGTGGAAGTTCATATTCAGGTCGCCTTCCATCTTTGACGACCCGTCTTTCAGGAAAGCCGGGTTTACAATATTGATGAACTTTCCGTATGGGGTTCCGGCTGCATACTGAAGGATATCACCGGCCCGTGGGTTATTGATATCAAACCAGCTGACGCCGGGAGTCGGGCCGTCAGATCCGGTATCAGTAACCGGGACATTCACCCATCGCTGGGTAATCCCGTCATACTGAAGAATATCTCCGTTTTTAATATAGTTTTTCAGATTGACGTCATCAAGTGCCCGAAGCGTTAAATCTTCATGGATCCATTCTTTATTTACAAGGCTGTAACGGAGGATCTGCCGATCGTTTGCCGGGCGGAGGGGAGACTGTCCGGAACTACCGATACCTAACGCCTTATCGATCTTCTCAAAATTGTCATTAACATCGTTACCCCAGCCGACTTCCCCTTCTTTCGGCTGGTATAACGTATATTTATCGGTATACGTCCCCTGTTTCTCGTCTCCCATATCGTCAAATATGGAATAGAAAACTATATAAATAACAGTTGAATCAGGAAGTGGTGAGTTTGGTCATATTGACCTGCTCAAACTCAATTTTCAATAAGTAATGAGGCGGGGATGCATACGGCTGTTGCAACTCATTATATAAGGTTGTGGATTTTCCAAACTGTGAAGTGAATGTCCCGATCACGTTTCCTACGCCATCGACGATCCGGGTGCCGATAAGACCACTGTAGTTCCCATCAGATGGATTAAACTCACTGCTGTTAATAAGCCCGACATAAATCGGGGCGATCTTCGCCGGGTTTGCCGCAGTGGTGAACTGGTCTTCATAGCAGATGTTCGGATATTTCTTCTTGATCGAGGCGGCATATACCGTGGTGGTCGGATCGTCCTGATACATCGTCGGATCCGGAATCATAATCTTATTCGATGAACAGGTGAACTTAGTAAGTTTTCCACAATAGGTGCAGTATAATCCATACCCTTTTTCGTATGGTTTAATGGCCTTCTGACCTACCGGGAGTGATCCCTCTGACGGAACCGCGTCGTTTCCGGACCATGTGACTAGTCCCCATTGGTGCGTCTGATAGAAGTGGATCGACTGATTCAGTTGGGTATCAGCGAAACAGGTTTTCACTGCACGAACAACGATTGCAATGTCTTTCGGCTTTGCAATGCTATATTTAATGCTGCATATATCCAATCCGTATTCATTCTGCGAGAATTCCATCTCACAGTCGGGGGATGAAATATACACCTCTACCGATGGTTGCACAACCGTCTCGGTAACTCCGTCATAGGTATAGGTAAATGGAGATCCCGGTATAGTAAGTTTATATGCTTCTTCCGTCAGATTATCCGGAGATAATGCGTTTACATACGGGTCTGCAACAGAGTTTGGATTATTCTGGCTGAACGTAATGTAGACATACCCGCCATATCGGATCGTCTCTACCTCTCCATTATCATGCGTGATCTTCAGATCAAATGATGTATGCAGGTATGGCCCGATAGCGGCAATGACCTGAGGGAGCATCACGTAATACGAGAACTCTCCATACGGAGTCTGCTCATCCTTGATGTAGTATTTTGTCGGAAGAGTGATCTCTACATTCCCGTCTTCATCCTCTATTGTTGTCGTGATGTTCTCTACAGTTACCGATCCGGCTTTCTTCGCCTGTAATGGAGGGGAAAGGTAAAACCGTATATAATTTACATCGGCTTCAGCAACTTGACCGTTGGTATACAACGACTTTAAGTAAATCGGGTATTGGGGTCCGGAAGACGCCTCTTCCCGGGTAGATGCAACGATCACTTTCCGTCCGGAATCAAAATCCGCATAGATGGTGGTAGTGGGATCAATCGTGATATCATCTTCTGCGGGATCTCCTTCCTCTTCTGATAACGAATCGTAATCAGCGACATGATACGCTTTGAAAGCGAACGTAATCTCCGGATAGACAATACCTGTTGTTCCGGTGAGTGTCAGAGATACTACATAGAAATGCGGGCCGTCGGATGCAGATGATTTAAAGGTGAACGGATCGGTGATATCAGATGCTGGAGATGTGGTAAGTACCGTTCCGTCAACCGTCACTTTCCATATTGCCGATGAGATCATATCTGATGTGATCCGTAACCCGGAATGGAGATCCCATAAGGTGGTCGGATCGATACTTGCCTGCATAATCCAGCCATCACCCACGGTACCGATATACGTAAGCTGGTTTGTCACCGGGTTCGCAATGGTAACGGATTTATTGGCACTGGTTACGGTGATGTTGTTCCGGGAGGTGGATGAATTGTATGCATACAGGTAGAACGGGAGTTTTGTTGTTCGCACCGATATGGCTGATGTGGAATCAATAATATAGGATTCGGTAGACTGGATACCGGTGTAACCCCTTGCAGTAAGGAACTCATTTGCCACATTCATCCCCTGTTTCAGATACGGGATAGATGATAACTGTCTCCAGTCTGCATCAGGGCGCTTTGCCATCGTAATTGAGGTAGGGAATATTGTTTGGGGGATCGTTCCGGTGGATTTGACGGATCCGTTTACGTATAGTGTACAGACATCTCCCTTTTTCACGCAGGCGATATGATACCAAAGTCCGGTGAGGAGAGATATGGACATGGATGCAAGATCAGTCGTATCATTTCTCAGTGCCCATGTTACCATATATGCAGATCCGGATGCATCTACCCGGATGGTATGGTTCGTGTTCCATGTTTGGGTATCATGGGAGTAAAGGTAATACGTCCCATTTCCGGAACCATCCTGCCGGAACCAGAATTCGATAGTGAAATCTGATGATGTAAAGGCGAGTGATGCATCATAGGGGATGGAGAGGTACTGAGTGCTTCCACGGGACAGAGTGAAACACCGGTCAAACTTCCCAGTAGCATATACCGGAGTGTCAAATGACGATATCGTCCGGTTATACGATGAGGTATCCTGTAAATTCCCATTGAATGGAATATTTACTAATACATTTGCATCAACATCAAATGCTACTGAAGGTGAGGTAAACTCTCCGTTATACCGGGCAATGTTGGATATACGAAGACTGTCAATATAGGGAGTGCATCCCGTCACTGAATACCAGTAAGGAATACCGTTTGTCAGTTTCATACACCCGATTGAGATCACGGTATCAAATAGACCCGGTGACAAGGATTTCGTCGTGATGGTATAGGATAACGTGTCCGGGGCGGACTCGGGGAGCAGTTGATTTGATGAGGATACCGGGCTTGGTGAGGTGAGATAGGTATACTTTGCTGATTCAGGTCCGATATCCATACGAGCGCCGTCACGTAGTTCACCCGGGGAACGGGTGCTGCCAAAATAATACGATCGGTCATTGAACTCATACATATACCCATAGGTAAGACCGGGTGATACAGCAGTTCCCCAGAGATCCCCGAATGCCGGGTAAAACCCTTCAGGATTACATTTCCGATAGAGTAAATTTCGCAAAGATTTAATATATGCATCGGATGATACACCGGGCCACCAGATATCATTCAGGTAAAATCCGTAATACCACCCATACTTACTAACGGAGTTTGGGATGGGTAAGGATGCATTACACCTGACGGACGGGATCATACTGGTATTTACCAGACAGGGATCGATTTCACTATTGATCTTAAGCCCGTCGTAGATAACTGACCCTAATGATGAATCAGTAACGGTGTATTGCAATACCGGGAATTCAATCTGGTATCCACGGGATGCCTGATCAGCATTATACCCTGCCTGATTGAGTCCGTTCATCACCTTCATCTTCCGGATCGGATACCGGGGTGAGGTATAGGTCTTGGTTATCGTATTCTGATAATAATACGTGATCGTAACAAGGATGTACGCATTTACTTCAGATCCGGTGAGGTTCAGATCCTCTACGATATACGGAGATATTTTGACGTTCTCTCCAGCAAGGCACTGCATCTTATCAGATACATATCGGGACTTCAGGCCGGAATTTGTCCATACTTCGGTCGTAAGCTTATAGTACATATTCTTCCCGACGTGAGCTGATTTCGGGCCCTGATTGTACTTCACCATCACCGGATTCGGCATCCCTTCATAGATCAATGCCCCGTCTACCGATATTCCTGTGCGATTGTTGACATCAAGACTATACGGTCCTTCATTGAAGCAATAGTTCACGGCTTTCGGCTTTAATAACGTCTTATGCAGTAACGACTGGGATCCGTAGATGTTGTGTAACTGAGAGACATTGAACAGAATTTTGGATGACCCAAAGTAGGTATCGGTGGTGATCACAATTCTGACAGGAACCGTAACTTCGCTCACGGTCGTCTTTCCATACCGGGAGTCGGTAGCCTGTACATGAATAGATCCGGTATAGGTAAGATTCCGGCAGATCATCCGGGGGTAGTGGAACCGGAAATAGGTCTGATCATTGGTCTGATGAGCGGTAGTTGCATGGAGAAGCATTGCTGACTTCCCCGTAACCGATACATCCCCGTTCGGATCCATGGTTGCTGATGATGCATATAGATCTTCTGTCAGATGAACATCCCATACAAAGGTAAGGCCGGGGATGGATTGTGCTGCAGTCACCACTGACTTCCCCGTCTTATTGGTGAGATAGGGAAATACCATCGGGTATAACCGGTCGTTAATGAAATGCCCTAACGCATACGATGTATTTACCGTATCAATGCCTTCGATATGTTCTGTATAGGTTAACGGTTTTGCCAATGTAGGGTAATCTTCATAGGGGACTTCAAGAGACTGGAGTCGAACAGTATACCCGTCATTCAGCTTCACCGGAGTGGCGTCGATCTTAATCGAATATTTGCTGATAGCAGGTTCTACATATACTCCATCGACGACTTCGAACAGACTTAAGGTGACGGTATATACTCCCATATCAATAAAATTGAAATCCCACTGGTTAGAGTAGAGATCATTCTGAAGATTGACATATACCGCGTCAGATGCCCGGACAATGGATGAATTTCCATCAGTATACGCATAATCCCACTTCAATTTATAGGATTTATCCGTATCTTTGATGACATAGGTGAGAAACGACTGGTTGTTCACCTGAATGTACATATCGGATTTTAATGCAGCCGTCTGGTTTTCCACCCCGCCGGCGATCTTGATATAATGATATGGATACGGGTAGAACAACTCTGCATAAAACTCGTCCGTAAGTGCATACGAATACCCGATGGTGTTCCCTAACAGATCTTTTACATACACCCTGAGGGAGATGATATAATGCCCGTAGGTATCCGGGGTGAACATCACCGCTCCGGATTTATTTACCGCACCGACCATCACCGGAGAGTGGTCATGATACGGAGAGATCCCCCAGTAGACATTCCACTCATATTCAAAGACGCATTCATACGGGAGAGCGTTCGGAATAGAGCACTGCATCGATATCATGTCGCGAGGGAATACCCCGACGACCCATCGTGGGTTCGTTGCCTTCAGATCAACCGGATTATCCCACTCCCATAGGTAGTTACAGGTTTTCAGATCTTTCCATCTGACGGTTTTTGCATTGGTGACATTTGCCACATACCCGGACGGATACGTCTTTTTCAACGCAATCATGATCGTCCATACGGCATCATGCACCTGTAACGGCTTTAAGGATCCACACTCTGGTAAGTACAAGACATCCTGATCATTAAACTCCGGGAAGGATCGGAGTACCGAATCCTGAGGGCGGATAGACCATGTGACGGTATCACAGTCGGATGAGTTGTTTACGCAGAGGAGATCTTCCGCATTGACCAACCCATAATTGACATTATACGGATATACGACGACGAAATCCCCGGTAAGAGATGGAATAGGGATTGCATACAGGGTGATGTCTGCATACCGGTTGAAATACCAATCCGTAATCGTCGGGGTAAGCACGGTGAGCCGGATAGTATATGGTCCGGAGACGGTAGGGAGGTATGAGAACGTATCAGTGAGCGGGTTGGTAACATTCTTTGTATAGACGATTGCGCCTGAATTAAACGCCTCTCCACTGGATATATCGATCCGGATACAGGGTGATGTTGCCCGGATCAGGTTCATCAGGTTTGCCGGGGATGTGGCTGATGCCTGTGCTCCCGGAGAATACGGGAATACGGCTACTTTCCCGGCAATAGCAACTTTCGTGATCTCGGTTTTGTCCCCAGCGATCGGGGAGTTCAGGATCATGTCAAATATGCAAGTCTTTCCCCGACCCGCTACGGCTTTCGTATTCCGGTCAGGATACACATGGATGCGTTTTCTCACCCAGTCACTGTACTCAGCACCTCTCTTCACCCGAAGGTAAATGTCCAGAATGGATTCAGAGTCCGTCTCGATGGTATACTCAAGACCGGGACCAATGGCGGTAAAGGTACGGTTCCCGGCTCCAAATCCCCGTTCGACAACTTTCCATTCGAACGACTCGGGGAAACAGTCACATGTCTGGTCACAGATGATCTTTGTCGGATCCGTATCCGGGTTATATGCCGGATCATTCGGGTTTAACCAGTATACATCATAGATCTCCCGGGATGGAGATTGACTCACCTGATAGGACGTGTGAGACGTGATATCAAACTGAGCGACCAGTGGCGGGTACCCGACGGTGATAGTCTTCTGTTTCTTCCCTTCAATCCCGGCTGCATCGGTACCATATAAGACAACGGTGTATACCCCGAGGTTTAACGGCTTATACTGGAGGATCGATCCAAAGTTTGTTGCCGTAGGGATGGCTTCCGTATACACTAAGGTCTTTGACCCATTCGTCTCGGTAAAGTATACTTCCCACCGCATATCATGCAGGGTTTTGTTTGAAATGTTCTGACACTTGAACGTGTCCCGGAACACCAGTTCTGAATTGAGTTTAGGTTTCAGAATGATGAAATCTAAGAACAGTTCAAACTTCTTATCCCTGACTTCGATGATGACTGACCGGGAACGGGATTGATCGGATCGCCATGCGTAAAACTTGATCTGGTAACTGCCTTCTTTTGTCGCCTTATATGACAGGTTTAACGTATTATTGATGACCTTGACGACTTCATACCCGCCATCGGGCTTGATATACTGCACAATCCATTTGGATGAGGTGATATCAGACGGGGCGGTTGCATGAGCCGTCATCGTCTCTCCGAGCTTACAGATATACCGGATAGCCCCACCCAGATTTACCGGAGCCGGGTAATCTACTGATACGGTGACGAAGAAACTGTCACGGGAGGTGATCAGGATCTTCTCGGTATCCTGAGCCATGGTATCTTTCATATCCCAGACAGATAAGACGACAAAGTAGTTCCCCGGAGCGGAGGGCATATATTCGATCTCATTTACCGCACCAAACGAGGCAATCCGGTTATCAGTCGTCTCCAAATAGACATCCCAGTGCCATGTGGATGCAAGGCCGATGGAGTCGTTCCGACATTTGATCTTCTGCCCTTCAGAGATATCAGACTGGCCTCCAATAGGAGATAACAGAGTGATGTTTGCCTTTACATCTGAAGTATGAGGATCAAATGGAACTTCCTCGAACCAATGTCCGGGTTCAGCGAGATCATACCCGGTACATAAGGTGATCACTTCCCCGGAGATACACTCATCCAGTTTCAGTTTTACAACGATGGTATTTGCATCTTCGCTGATCTGCTCGATCGGGATAACCCCATGTTCTTTGCAGATGAAGAAGAGATCGGTGAAATCCACATTGATATCATCCCCGATATAGATCGTATCATTCGTCGATTCTCCATATGAGTTATAGACAGTTACCTGATAGACCCCATCAATGATATGGGCACCATCGAGCGTAAACTCATACGTAACGGAGAATTGATCGATTGTCGGTTCAGAAATACCATGTTGGGGATCTTCGATCTCTTTAAATACCATGATTCACCGATTAGTTCAGAAACTCTACATATGTCTGGTTAGTACCAGCGGAGTGTTTAATACGAACATCACCATTTGCGGCAGCAGTGGTCACCGTGATTCGCACCGACATACCAATGGTATCCGTAGTCAGCACGTTTATTGCATCATTGGTTGAGGTATACATCCCCATTACGACGATATCATTTGCGACGAATACGCCATCCGTGGTCGTAAAGTCCATATTGGCATACGTGTAACTTGCCAGTTCGGTCAGGGTGTCCGTTCCAGTGAGTTTAAATAACGACATCTTCACTTCGGATATCGTGGTAGCTGAGCCGGTGGTTTCGGATCGGACATTGACCGTGGTTTTAAAACGTATACGGCGGGGAACGGTGAAATTTGATTTAATATTCTCGTCAAGAATAAAGTTTACCTGACGGGTGACACTGGTCTGACCGGCAGGAATGACCCAGTCGGCAGAGTCTACTGACCCATGCGTATATTTACTGAATTGTCGGGTAGTGAGTACGTGAGTGATCTCCTGAGTGGATGTCGCATCAGATGATAACTGTTTCAGCGCATACGGAGTCGTTATTTTGTAACAGGATGCTGATTGTGCAAAGAAGGAGTGCCATGCAAGCCACGGGTTCACCCCGGTTCCGGACGCAGACTGTTGCTGCACAACGATCGGGTTAGAAGTTGTACCCAGATTATTGATCAGCTGGACCGGGACGGTGTTGGTGATTCCGGACACTTTCACCCCGTTTACCGTTGCTGCATCCAGTAATGCCTGCTGCTTGGTGATCATCGCCGGGAAATACCCGGTGGTATCATCCGTGATCTTTAATACAGCAGTGGATATTGCACCGGTTTTGGTATGAATACCAGAGAGGTTTACATCGTCAGTAGCGACAGTGACACGCTGGGTGGCTCCGGATGCATTCCCGGTATTGGTATCAATGTCACTCCCCCGAATCTTCCGGAGATCCACATTGGTCGATGCGGTGGATCCGGGATCGGATACCAGCATAACTTTTAATGGGACGGCTTCCGTGCCAATATCAAAGTTTGCCGCATTCCGAAGTACTACCGGCATCATATCTCCGGCAGGGGAAACCAGAACGTTTCCACTGGGATCCACGTTCGGCACCATGGATTTGTTTGCGGGAGAACGGAACAGGGCCGGGAATCCGGCTTCCATCACTTCAGCAACCGGAACGATAGATTCGCTAATCTTTACGACATTCTCCTCACAGATCGTCTTAATAGCAGCAAGGTTCGGGTCATTGGATGCAGTGACGACCCGCATGGTAGAGCTGGTAGCATTCCCGGAATTCCGGTCATACTCTACCGATGATGGAGTAGTTACCTGCCCGGCAATGTAAATCGGGTTGGTCGGGGTACCGATGATCGATCCGGAAGTATCCCTCAGGTTTACTTTCAGACCGCCGCCGGTAACGACTGCACCACCGAGTTTTACCATGTTGGTAACGGTGAGATCATCCGATGCCAATACCATTCGCTGAGTACCGGCATCGATCGTTCCCCCATTATAGGATATCGGGTTCCCGGAGTTGTCCGTTTGGCGGAACTGAAGAACTTTACTCGGGGAGAAGTCAACGATTAATGGATGAGCCTGAACACCAAGGTCGGTCGTCCCGTCATAGTTTTTCAGTTTTACAGACAGGATTCCGTCAGATCCGAACGATGATTTAATGGATGCGAGGTTGGTAGATATCGTTGATGTATATGAGAGAATAGACGACAGATTTGCGTCATCCGTGGCAATAGTGACACGCTGAGTACCGGCATCAGTAGGACCGGATGATACAGATACAGTGACATCACGAATCTTTTTCAGATTACTATTTAATTCGCCATTAAATGCATTATCCCACTCCTGTAATGCGGTATCGATCTTATCAAAATTTGCATTGACCGTATCTCCCCAATTCTGCTCATGCACATTGGGTTTATAAAATTGAAAGTATTGCGTGTATTCTCCCATGATACCTATCTCCCTTATACAACCCGGGAGAACCTGCACTTAATCCGGATGGTTGCACCGACGGTATCGTTAAATGACAGCACGCCTCTTACTTCACGGTAATACATGACGTTCTGCTCATTGAACAGACCGATCTCCCGGACGTCCACATTGGTAACTCCGGTTGGACAGATCTTCCCTTCATCCCATGTAGAGGTGTACATCACGGTGGTGGAATTCGGATCTCCGGTGAGAGTAGGGTCACAGGTGACGATTGCCGGCATCCGGGTATAGGACGAGGTTGCAACCTCATTATACAGGTTCTGATCAGTATTCAGCGGTTCAGTACCGTTTGTTCCAAGACCAATATACCGGAATGGATGGCCGTTCAGACCATATCCATGCAGTTTTGTCAGCTCTTTAATACCATCATTGGTGATTACTCTGCTTGCCATGATTCCTCCTTTGTAAATAAGATCACTTCGGATGTGATCGACATACCCATATTGACTGGCTCATCCGGATCATTCATGACCTAAACGTAGTAGGAAAGAATATATAAAGGATGATCAAGGATTAGAAAAGAGTTACTTCGCTCTCTACTGAAAGCATAATCTCCCCGATCTCTTCTACATCATAAAATGCATCTAAGGTGATTTGGTTGACTGCCCGCTGCTCCGGTGTTAAATGACAAAGAATATATCGGGCGGGTTTATCAGCAGTCACCCACAGGGTAGGGGTATGGTAGGTAATATCAAGCCATACCCGGGACTCATTTGTATGCTCTACCGTCGTATGATCTGAATTCCACCCGCCGGTATTATAGGGAACCGAGTTGAACGGGATGAGAGGGTGAGCACCCGTTACCGATATCTCAGGTCGCTGCCATCGGTTAATACCGGTTGTGATCTCCGGGTGAATGAACATCATCTGCACCGGAGTCTCTTCACAGTCTCCCCATCCGGCGGTATGCCAGTGAACATCTCCCCACCCGACGTAATCCGACATGATGGGTGACACTGTGGTGGTAAACGGAGGGATCAGATAGGATACCTGTGCATGTGGACCCGTAGAGCATTTCACATGAGCAGTAGAAGTGATGTTCAGATAATACGATGACACTCCGGGTGATGCCCCGATATCGGGAGATGTGCCGGTGAATACAAACAATACCGATAAGTTTTCTTTATACCCTCGTTTGGTGTTCGGCCATGGTGCATTATGCCACTCTGATACCGACCACCGGGTATCCCATCCAAGTGACCATACGTCCACATTTGCCCCGGCGAGCGGAATAAACTCCTGTGGGCCGGAATCCATATAGAGGATCAGGTATCCTTTTGCCAGAGCTTGCAGTTCAGCGGTATCGCACTGGAAGGTTACGCCGTTGAAGTATACCCCGGCTGGTTTAATTTCATTGATCCCTTTGATGAAATATTCGATATCTATCCCATATTGGTTCGCCTGTAAAAGATCAATGGAAAATGCCGGGTAATGGGGATCCGATGCAGTGGCATCGGTAATGCGGAACTGCTGATCGGTATACCTCCGGGTAATATTCCCGGGGGTGATGATCATCCCGGTATCAGGGTTGACAAGACCGGTAGTGGCATACACATAGTTTGCAATATCACGGGCGGATCCTTCTGACCGTAATGTAGCGGCTTTGGTAAGAATCTGCATCTTTAATGCGAGATCCGTGCATGGGGTATACTCTACTCCTCCGGAAATATTTCGAACGGTAGATACCCGGGTCACTCCGAGCTGCGTTGCCAGCAGATCCAGATATGGGTTTGGGTGAGGAATATCGGACTGTTCAGTCAGATAATATAAATTCCGGATCTGTTCAATCTCGGGAAAAGACTGCCATAGCGTTTCAATATCAAGGATGGGTGCTTGAAGTAAGGTATAATTCGGCGATCCATAATCAGTCTGAAGGTAAGACGATAGTCGTCTCAGGGCTTCCCGAGTACGAATATCCGATTTCGTGAGGATCTTATTCTCACGGAGCATCTGATAATGCATCGCTGCGTTCATTTCAGTTCACCGGGTAGGATGCAGTTATGAGGATATCATCGTCTTCAATACATGCCTGATTCCCCGATTCCACCGTAAACCGGTCAAGTAGTTTCTCTTTCGTCACATTGGTGAGTTTATTTGTCACCTGAAACTTTTGTACAATCCGGGTGACCCCATCGGTGGAATAAATTGCATCGGCGATCTTCCCAAGCTCTACCGGGTCATCGATATTCAGTCCGTCGAAATACGCTTTGATTGCGGCAATAACGGATGCAATCACCACGCCTTCACTGATATTCTGAAACTCAATAACGGCGACCACTTTAAACGCATTCGTGGGAACAGCACTGATATCTACCCGAAGACCTACAGGTTTTACTGCGGCAATGAGGCTGGATAACTGCTGTGTCCGGGCAGTCACTGCTTCTACCAGTGCTGCGTCGGCTCCGGGTTTGGATGCATTCAGGAAGTCTTCATAATCTGACCGGGCGACCATGGCCTTTGCAAAATGCAGAGTCGTCCCGTTTATCGTCTCCGATACATCCACCACCTTGCATGCCCGGACAAATGACAGGGTTTTGATATGCGTCTCTATTGAGACAGATGTTGATGTCGTATCGGTCTGGTACGTCTTGATTCGGGATCGGAACTCTACATCCGTCTCATCACTATGCCCGTTGGTAAAGTCTTCTATCTGTACAACTCTTCCTACGGCAGCGATCTTCGAGACCATGGTATTGACTGACCCGCCGTCTGATTTACTCCGTTTCTCCACCGTGGGTAATATGGTGCTGTACACCGTCATCGACTCAAGGTTTTTCCAGACATACCGGCATTCCACATCCACCGAATCCGTTCCTGATGGGATGATCACGGTTCCGGCAGTAGGGACAAACATCAGATACCGGTTCATCTCCCGAATCGACTGTCCCGGGTAATAATACAGATATTTGTCTGATGATTTGGTATCGACGACCGGATCATACCAACATTCAGTGGCAGTATCATTGCGGAAATACATACACCACGACTTATCATATGAATCGATCACCGATGCATTCCGGGATTCAATGGCTGACTGAATCTCTTCATAAGTGGCAGAGGTATCACTTGTCTTCAGAGCATTCTTGGTGATGACGATATCCCCGGTAACACCGGGTTTCCGATACACCCGGAGACGGATCTTTACTCCGTCAGATATTGCCGTACCGTTGAATGCATCAAGTTGCACCACTTTACTGATCTTGGAAATATACGGATTGGATGCATCTGCATATATCCGACTGATCGCTCCGGAGGTATACCCATCCGTAACCTGTTCAGCTAAGGCGTTCCCTACCGTTCCAACCGTATTACAGGTGACAGAGATATCCTTTGATAGACCCAGTGGGTATTCCGGTATCGTATACTCCTGCAACGTCACATATTGCAGACCGGTGGTCTTTCCGACAAATACGGTACCCTGTGGGATCGTAATAGGACCGGTGATATATTTCCCGGTAACCGGGTTGATCGCCCGATATACCCGTATAAGTCCTGATGCAGCTGACTTTTTATACCTGATTAATCCGAAGACAGATCCAATATTATCCAGATTTATACCTGATGCATAATCTATATATGATGAATAATAGACATTTTCAAGAGCCTGCCATGTATAATATAATTCAAATGCGATAGAATCAATAAACTGTTTTAACGGAGATGATGAGGATAAGTCAATATCAGATCCTAATGTGGATCGGAGCCGGTACTCCAAATCTTCGACAATCTGTGCATGGGGCTTTGGGACGAATCCGGTGACGGACGTCTCCTCATTCCATTGAATAACACCATAATCATTCATAATTTCACATCCATCATAACGCGATCTCCGGTGGTACAGGTAAAGTCTAATGCAATCGTATAGGTTGTATCCGCATACCGGTCTATTGTAACGGAAACCGTATTAACTTTTGAAACCCCGTATATCGATTCAACATCAGACTTAATAGATTGCCTCAAAAGACTTATATCAGAGTTTTTATATTGATCGACATCAAACCCAAACGATTTATCAAATATATAACTTGATCTCTTTGTTTTTAAATAGACCATGACATTTTGCTTAATCAGCTGAGTCCCTGATATCATCGGTTGTGATATATCGATATTCCCATCTGACGTAAGCCGAACGGTTTTCATCCTATAGAAATGTTGAAAAGAATATATAAAGAAGGATCAACTGCCGAACTCTGATGCCAGATCCAGATAGGTAGATAATGCTGTTTCGTAGATCTCGCCAGTCTGACTCCGAAGATCTGCTACAGCCTGTGTGATATAGGTTGATTTGTATGCATCTGACAGATACATCACTCCATCATCCGTGATCCATTCGTTAATAGTAAATGCCGGGTCTGCGAGAGTCAAATATTCAGTATAGTTTGCTTCCGCAGTGCCAAACAATGCCGTATACCCGGCCTGAATATTATTCTTCTTCTGACCTGCTGTCACCCAGTCGATATCACCGGATGTCGCCTGTTCATCCAGAGTTGTGCAATATGCATCGATCTTCTGATGTAATGCAGTTGCTTTCGCCTCATAGGGAGTGATAAAGGTATCATACGCGGACTCTGCATACTCAGAATACTCTGATGCGGTAGCCGTCTTCTTTACCATATGCTCCGTGAGTGAATAGGTCTGGGAATCGCTATCAATCGACGCCTGTTCTGACGGCGGCATGGATTCTACTGATGTATACAATAATGAATTAAAACATTCATTGAGGTTCATACCCGACTCATCCGTGATCCCGTTCTCGGTCACATCATATTGAGTTCCATTTTTTGAATTGTATGCATCAATTACGTCTTTCAGATTCACCGGCTCATATTTCCCGTTTCCCATACCCAGATAGTTCCGGAGAGATTCAGACATGTAGACCTGATCCCCCGCCTTGAACTGTTGCACCGATGATGCAGCCGGGGCCGGGTAACGCTCTCCGATGATGGATCGAGGGTTGTATAAACACTTCCGGGTATTGGCACAACACTGGCTCATCGAACCCTGATTGTCAGCAATCTTCACCTGCCCATTCAGATACACGTTCTTCCCATCGAGAATCATATCACCGGCGGTTTTAATATACGTATCTCCATCGCAGGTGAGCTGAAGGGTATCCTTTGCATACATATCAATGATCCCTTTCTCATCTTTCTGCTGCATGGTGAGATGAGCCAGATGAAACGGTTTTCGATCGGTGATAGACGTAAGATCTTTGGGATCCGATACAATCTCTACTAACCGATCCACACTGGTAGAGAACCCGGTCGTCTCATTTCCGGATGCAGAGGTCATCACCTGTGTTCCGTCAGCACCTACCGTATGAATCGTCAGTATTGATGCCAGAGCGGATATGGATGATATCTTCGATTCATAGACGGCATTATACCGTTTGGTATAGATGTCGGGGCGACGGAGTAACACCCCTACCTCAGGAGCGACCGTGGTCTCCTGAGCCCCGTTAATATACACGTCAATGACGTTCGAAAATGTCGTGATATCCGGCTGACCATCGGTTCCCGTCATGGCATTCCGGCGATCTGCCTTATACCGGGCCCGGACAGGGCTTGCAATCAGTTCTGATCGGCGAGACCAGTATCGCATTGATTTTACCGACAGATCCGGCTCATGGTACGGAATGAGTGACTGGATGTATACCTCATACGCTCCCCCTAACGGATCGGATGTCCAATCCATTCCCATTTTGATATCGTCTTCGATCTGCTGGATAGGATCTCCGGGTTTCTCTCCTACGGTAAAACTACCGGTATGTACAATCTTCGTCTTCGGGTTTGTCACCCTCACTTCACGGACAGATTCCGGAGCGGTTCCTGTAATAACGAGTTTACATACCAGTGATGAGACGGTACGGGAGAGATAGGATACGGTGATCCCTACTCCGGAGATATCAACGGTAGATTCAGACTCAAATGTCGCACCGGTGATTGTTATCTGGCATTCAGATCCGGCCGGGGAAAACTCCGGGGTGATCGTTACCGGAGGACGAGGAGTGTAGATCGTAGGATCATCAAACATCGATGCAATCGTCTCTTCATATACCTGTTCTGCATCGGTAAGTTCCTCCTCATTTTGACGCTTTGTCTGGATACGAGTGAGTTCATCCCGCTGTTCCCATGTAAGGAGTGGGATGTCCGGCACTTCCTTGACATACATCTGAAACAGGGGCACGTCAGTGAGATCCGGAGGAGAACATTGGTATAACTCATAGCATTTATCACAGGTGAGTGATGACCCGTTCAGCTTACAGATCTTTTTGGTAACTACCGTCGTGGATCCGGTGGGAGTGATGATATCGCATCGCTCAATCGGATATACCGGTTCAAAGTCGGTATCATGTTCAATCAATACCCGTTCACACGGCGTCCGGGTATATATCTCGATCCCATTCTTGGTGATGATAACTTCCTGCGTCGTATAATAAATCGGGGAGAGGCACGGTCGTTGAGGGATATCCGCACACTTTGTATGGTTTGCAATAATAGGAGTTATCTGCTCGGTTTTCTTCACTACCTGATCATTCAGATACGAAAACTCATCATCCGGGAATGACCAGTTGATGATCTTATACCGGATAGATTCTTCCGCAATAGATACCCCGGTGAGCGTGTTATACACATCCCCGATGACGATCGGTGCTGCCCCTTCCGGGAGATTCAGATCGGTAAACGACTGACATGCATCATTTTTCCGTAACGGGTTTTTAATAGACGGAAGAGATGTATCATAAAAATTCGATGCATAGATGAGATTCGTGCGTTCCTCTCCTACCAGTTCAGATAATAACGTATTGACAAATTTACAGTCTTTATTCCGGGCGACTGACCAGATATCGTCGTAAGGAGCATCAGATATGGACTGGATTCCGCCGATCACAAATGCATTGTTCAGATCAAACAATGTCAGTTCATCGATGGTCTGTGGATCCCGACGTTTTAACATCTCATCCAGTTCATGTTTTGCAAACATGACGATCATCACATCACCCGGCCGGGGAACAGATACCATGGCCGATGTGCTTGACCCGAGTCCAAATATCGGACACCCAAGTATCTTGATGATCTTCCCGTTCACTTTATGTTTCAGCGTGATATCCACTCGCATAATATCGAGTGAAACCGCATCCACGATCCCCATGTCAATCGTATTGACTTTACTCACCATGCGTTCGGTGAGGGTCAATAACCGTTGTCCTAATGCGTTATTATCTCCGGTTTGCGGACCTGCCATTTATCCTCCTACAACATTCGCATTCAGGTATTTATCCAGACGGGTATATCCTTTTTTTGCCAATATGCTCTTTTCCGTCGTATCAATGACGGTAGGCACTCCAGACTCTGACGTTTTTTGGGTATATCCGGATATCACCGTATAATATTCCACCCCAAAGGTAGATCCGGTGTGGCGAATCGACTGAGCATAAAACCCGACGGGTTCGATCTTTTTCGTCCCCGGGTTCACTTCACCAAACCGGGTAGACTGGATGATAATATTATCATGCATATCAACCGCAGGGGATAAGAGTAACTTTGCCACCCATAATGACTCTTCCCCCATAACTGTTGTATCAGTCGGTTCGAATGATAACAGACCAGAATCTACGGTAAACGTATGCACTTCAATACCGGGAGCCTTTGCCATCGAGCCCTTCTTTTCAAACCGGAATCCGGTATTTTTCCGAATATACCAGACATAGGTATCGGGTTCCTGCGGGGTGACCAATGCAGATACCCGATCGGTATCGGTATACCGGGGATCATCAAGGATCTTATTATATGTGGTTTTAATCACCAGACCATTGACTCTCCGGGTGACGGCTTCAATAATTGCATACGGTTTCCCGGTATAGGTCTCCCATTTTGTCGTGGTAAGACCGGTCGGTTCAATATAGTCAATAATGATACCCCCATCCAGTTCCTTTACGGCGTCAGTAATGATGTCCTCATACCGGGTTCCGGGAGGGTAATGATGATCGCCCTGCTTATTATGGGTATCGGTATACAGTAAACTGGTCTGGCATGAACATTTGATTACCGTGACGACATCAAGGCCTTCAAATGTCGAATACACGGTATCGGTATATCCTTCAAAGATCACGTGAAAATCGGTTTCATACCCGGCAGAGATCTGGATCATCTGATGGCGACGAGTAATACTGCTCCGTAACTCCCGAGAGATATTGTAGATTCGAACTTCAGCGGTGTTCGCATTTCCCCCATCGGTATATAATACGTCAAATACCATATCATACCCATCAAAGGATCCCATATCAGCGATATCTTTCTCCGTATAGCTAAAGGTGAACGTCCCGCCGGTCGGTCGGGACGAGTTTACCTGTAATGACGGATACCGAAATATATAAAAATCAGACGGCGCCTCTTCCGTAAGATCTTTTGGGGCGGCAGTGATAACGACCTCCACCATCCGATAGATATACTTCCCTGTCATACGACCAGCGTCACTCCGGTATCGGTGATCTCATCCACATACACGACGAATGAGACGCATTCGGATGAGCCACGTTTTACATTCGATGGATCTCTCACTGTATACCCGGTATTTTCAACAATCTTCCCCCGGAATAATACCACCATGTTCGAGTTGAAAATATCCACCGTGATGAAGGAGAATAATTCATTCTTTCGAAATTGGAACGTATACATACTCCCATGCAGGTTGACATAAATCTGTTGAGGGTATGCTTGCCCGGGGATGGTCTGAATGGTTGTCGTCATGTTAATACGCCATGTTAGTCACTACGGATCCCGTATTCTGAGATGCAGTCTTTGCAATATAGGATTTGGTCACCGTGGTCCCATCTTCGGCCGTCTTCCCTATTACCGTCTTCATCGCCGATGTGGTCGGGCCGGCATCTGTCCGGATATTGGACTGACGGTTTACCACTCCGGACAACACCTTCGCATACTTGATCTCGATGAGTGATAATGAGCACGGGTAGGTATTGATCGAGTTTTCATCGTCAAACTGCATATCGGCAATCGCCATGTTATTAAACTTGCCAAATCCGGTGATGACTTCCACCAATTGTTTCTTTACATACATTGCCATTAACTGTTCCAACTCTTCCCGGCGACGAATCAGTTGTAACTTCACCGATAGCCGGGTAGGTTTGATATCAATATGGTCAGATATCTCAAACCCGTTTTCCACCCGGTGGGTCGGCACATCCGCACTTTCTGCGGTCGATATCCCTACCGTGGCAGTAAATACCAACCCTCCGATAGATATCTGTTCACAGTACATCTCCTCATTGTCAGCATCCACCCAGTCAATCGTATAGGTGTTACCGTCTTCATCTGTATATACCGGGAGATCCGGATTCGTCACCTTCCCGGTAGATACCCGGGAGAGGGAGTAATCATAATTCTCCCGGATCGTATCATAATCTGACATCAGATCCCCCATGTGGATAACTCATGACTGATCTTCCCGATAACATTGTCACTGATTACCCTGCCAAGTGCTTCCCCGAGCTTCTGTGCATCCACAGTTCCATTGTTAATGGCTTCCACGATATCTCCGCTGGTGATCGGTATAGTGATGTTCATCCCTTTCATATCCACTGAGTTTGAGGTAGATGGCCGCTCATTCAGATTCTTCAGGTGATCGTTCATCTGACTCAGTGCCTGATTGGTATCCTGTTTTGATTCCCGTTTGGTTTCCGTCACAACTTCACTGACCTTTTCCCGGGTGGTCGTCACATCATGCTTGGTAATTGATGATGCGGCATCAGCAGCGGCTTTTGCTCCGGCACCGATGAAATCCCCACCTGCAAGGTTAGAGATCCAGTCCGGCGGTGGTGGGAAGTTGTTAATCATATCAATCAACTTTTTCATGATACCGGTGAGCCACTGTAATGCCCCGACAATTGCCTGAACTGAATCAGAGATCTTATCAAATATCCCTTTCACCAACTCAGCAACTACCCTGAATGCAGCAAACCGGTCAGCCAGATACATAATGATCTCCTGAAGTGTTCGGAACGGATGCATGAGTTTATCCAGTATAGACAGAATAAACGTAATGACGTCCTTAATATAGGCAAGTGAGGATCCAATCTGCGAGTTAATACCGGACATAATGGTATCAAATGCCGATTTCCCTACGGTAGCCAGATCCGTAACTGTGATACCCAGTGTCTCCATAATCCTCTGAATCATCAGGAGTGGGTTGGATGCGGCAGTGACGATCCCGATGAACTGGGTCAGGGATCCGATCATCTGGGATACGTTCCCCGGATTAAAGATATCTTTTAATGATGTCTTTCCTACCACGGACATTAATGTCGTTAACAATGATATGGTTCCGGTAAGCGGGTTGCTGAATGATGTCAGCGTTTTAATGATACCCATGAGTGAGTTCAATGCGGATGATACCGGAGTGATGACATCAGGGAGAGCACCCATATGATCTTTCATGGATAATACTAATCCGGTGAGAAGACCTATCGGACCGGCAACTCCAGTCGTAATCACCGATAAGGCAGACATATGTACCCCCATTGCACCGATGATGTCAATCAATGGTTTGAAGGTATCATATAACCATTTCAATGCCTGAATGAGTGCCCATAATACTGCCGTGACAGCCAGAATACTGACAATCAGCGGGGATAAGTTAAACAGTAAGATAACAGCGGCTATCTTCCCGATCCATTTCACCACATCTTTTAACCATGATAAGAATCCTGACTCATCAAGATATTTCACACAATCCTTGATGGCAGCAATGACGGCTTCAAATATACCAATGATGGATGCATCTTCAATCTGAATATTAAATAATCCTAATACCATCTTGATTAACTCATTGATAAACGGAGTGATTGCGTTAATGACTTCCATGAACCCGGATACAAAGTCATTCCACAACCCACCCAGATATACCATTGCGCCACCAACGGCTTCTTTCAGGTATTCAAAGAGTTTTCCAAACCCGATGATCACCGGGGTTACAGTTGGAATATATTGAGATAACCACTTGAAGAATTGCCCGAGAAGGGAGTCGTCCCATCCTTTATCAAGCACATCCCATAACAGATAGAGTGCAGCAACCACCGCACCTATGGCAGCGATAATAGGCAGGAATGGGGCTATCATTGCATATAGCGCCATTGTTGCCGGGATAATGGATGCAGTTAGGAGGTCAAATGATGCAGCAAGGCCAAGGTTTGCAAGAGCCGATGCTTCATCGATAGGGATACCTGCTAGTACGGCAGCATTCTGTGCAAGATAAGCAACGGTCCCCGTAACAAGCGATACGGTAAGGAGGCGAATGGATCCCATGAGACCTAACTTTGCCCCCGTGGCAGTCTCCGTCGTGGTGATCATTGCCCATGTTGCCGCATTCTGTGCAAGTGTAGATATCGTCTCTACCTTTTGAGCGATGGATGTCAGAATAATAGATGCCCGGAACTGGGACAGGAACCCAATTACACTCTTGAAGTTCAGCCCTAACATCTCCGCTGCCTTGTAATACATAATAAGGGCACCAACTCCGGCAGTAAGTCCGGCACCAAGTGTGGCAATGGATCCAATGATATACATCAATGGGCCGGGAAGTCGGTTCAGTATCTCAAGGAAAGCGTTTACCGGGACAAGAATTACGGTAAGGGCATCATGAAACGGGCCGGATAACTGTTGCTGAATCAGAGACAGGTTCTCGTTAAACCGGGTAAGTGACTCATTTAAGGTATCAGCGCCTTCGGATGCCTGACCGAACTGGCGAAGAACAGCATCGGTCGCCTGTGCACGGGCAGCCATCCGCTGTTCCGGGTTGAGCATAGAGGATGAACTAACCCCCATCTCTTTCGTCGCCTTGATCATTTCTTCCCTGAACATCTTCATGGCAGCAGCGCCATTCTGACCGAACTTTTGCCTGAATACTTCCGGATTCAAAGACGTCGTCATTAAATTCGTGACTTCTTTGAATGAGTCGCGGATATCCAGATGCATCGCATGAGCGTGATCCGTAACGGTTTTTAATACCCCGGGGATCTTTTCAGCGGCTACATACATTCCGGATAACTGAGCCGCCATTTCAGAGACATCATTATCCTCCAGTAACCCTTTCGTAGCACGCATTGATTTTGCCATTACTTCATCGGTCGCATTTCCGACCATGGTGAGGAGATGGATGGCAGATCCGGCAGACTGGATTAACTTCTGCATACCGGTATCAAAGTATGCCAGCGCCCGCTGGCCTAATACGGCAAACTGTTCAGCGGCAAGCATTGCAGCGAGGGCGGAACTATCAATCCCATCCTTAAACTTATCTACGGCATCGGTCGAATCGTCAAACCCGTCTTTTGCCTTATCTGTTGCATCTTTCAGGGATGCAGTGAGATCGGCTACCTGTTTCTTCAGATCGTCAATGATCTCCTGTGTGGCTTCAGGGACGGGTTTATCCGAATCTCCAACAAATAACCGATCAAGGATCGGTTTAAAATCGGCATATAATTCGTCAAGGCTGGTGCGAATATCACCGATAGATGCCGTAACCGACTCACCCATTGATCGGGCATTTTCCGTGATCTTGGTAAATGCCGATGAGAGATCCCACGTCTTCTGAATGGTAGCGTCTGCTTCAGCAGCCGTATCATCTTTCCCTTTCTCGAATGCAAGCGATACCGGGATCTCAATCGGTTCCATTCCGGTAATACTTTTTGCAAACTTCTTCATATCTGCAACGACCGGGATCTGCACGGCAGTTACCTGCTTTTGCAGATCATCAAGATTTAACGACGCTCCTATCGTGATGTCAGGAATACTGGATACATCCACTATTGCCGGGATCGTAATAGGACCAGTTTCATTAGTAACTTCAGTGATGGTTGCTTTCGCATCCACGGTGATTGCATCAATAGATGCCGGAAGATTAGATAAATCTGCAATAATCGGGACAGTGAGTCCGGATATCTGCTCTTGTATTCCGGACCAGTCAAGAGTGGGATAAATAGGGATCTCCAGATGGGGGAGATCCTTCATCAGGTTTTGCGCAGCCTCGTCCTTCTGATTTTCAAGGAACGACTGCATGACAATCGTTGGAGTGATATCAACCGGAACAGTGAGTTTCCAGTCTTTCCCTACTGATGTCTGAATTGAGGTGATGAGTTCATCGACATTATCACTGGTGACGGTGATAGGGAGCGTAAATGCCTCAGTTGAATCGGCGATCCGGGTCTTGATCGTATCCAACATGGCAATGGTCTGATCATCAATAGATTTTGTTAATGCCGCAAATGATCGCTCGATATCTTTCGTAGATGCCTCTACCAGTTTTAAGATATCATCAATGACTTTATCGGCATTACTGACAAACGTCAGCTTATATGTTGCATCAGACCCGTTCTGCTCCATAGTATCTTATCGGTTGTATAAAAAGAGTGATAAAAGGAGGTCAGAGATTCTTCTCTTCCCTGCAATACCCGTCATCGGATACCACGAACCGCCGGGTGAATACTCCTCCGGGGAGATCACTTTTCGGTTTGGTTTTTGGTGCAGCAGGTTTCTTTACCACGGGCTGCTGTTTAGGTGTTGCGATAGACGTAGCGGCCTGTGTAACCGGTTGCATATCCTCATCGGTTTTGTACAGCGTAGATAACGCGTATACCCACCCGATCTGCTTTTCTAGGGGCCATGCTTTTACGACGTCGATATCAGTCCCGGTCTTAAGCGATATTACGTAAAGCGGGAGGTTCCGTCTAACGTTGTCTGAGAGTTCTGCCCCGAGTCCAGAAAATCTTCGTCAGCATCTACCTTATGCTGATCCATGATCTGTTTCCCGACGGTAGTGACTCGCTTTGCATCCCAGCTGGCGATATCAGACTCTTTGAACCGGCGTTTCTTCCCACTGTCATCAAGAATGCTCTCCAGAATGAGCGTTTTGAACATGGAACCAAGTTTCTTTGTCGCCTGATAGTCACCGATGACATCAAGTAACTCAAATCCGGTTAATTTACGAGCCGTATAGGTTTCACTACCCACGGTAATAGTATAGGTTTCCATAACACTTAAATAATAAGAGAAGAAAGGTATTTAAACCTTTCGATTAGTCAGAGTCCTTGAATGTCTTAAAGGTCATCGATCCGCTGGTGATATCTTCAGTGTTGTACTTCTCCGAGATCTTAATTGCCAAACCCTGAACGACCACCTCATTTGCATCGTATGCAAATGTACCCGTGTTGATCTGGGTGATGATACAAGACGTACAATCAACGTTGATATACCCACTCACGGAGAAGGATATCTGGAAAAGTAAGTTCTGACGCTTCGCCTTGATGAACTTTGACATTATCTTCGAGGTTACCCGAAGACGAATCGCCCATGTCGGTTTGATGTGATGAAGGTTGAACCCAACAACGCCACGAAGAGACTCGATGTGAGTGACTTCGCGGTCATTGTTATACTCGAATGAAGTGAAATCATCAACGGTTGTATCGAATGCGTGAAGACGAATATCTCTGACATCCCACTTGATGATATCCTCAGTCGTGCCTTCGACACCGCCGTGCAATGCATCATCGTTGTATGCACCGGCGTCGTAAAAAGTATCGGTAATAACTGTATCGGACATTTTACACCTGTATGATCAGATCCATCTGGAATGTGTGAACATCTCCGGAAAGCTGTGCGGCGACCTTTACCCCACGAAGAATACGGTTTCCGCGATCTTCGGTGGAAATGGTATCAACGGTCGGCATCGTAATCGTATACGTGCTGATAGCCGCATCACGAAGCAGACGCTCCATTGCTGAACGCAGAGATACCCTTACCATGTCAAGACCGCTCTCAGTGAAAGGTATCTTTGCAGAGTTCAGACGGAGGGTAAGCATCGCATTGCGAAGCTGGCTGGATGAGTAGTACTCAGTACGCACGATATCGATGAACTTTGGCGAACCGCTGGCGGTTAACGAGTTGGATAACCGATTGCTGGATGCCACGTTGATGATCACATTGATACCGGCAGTCTCAAGGGTGGCAATATCAGCGGCATCGAAATATGTCCCTACTGGAGTAAACACGGCTCTCCAGATCATTGAGTTCCATGGCCGGTTCAGGGCGAGAGCACCCAGTGCGACGGCACCAACGTCATCCTTCGGTATAGCAGCCTTATACTTACAAATGACTGCCTTTGCAGCGCCCGGAATAGAGTCAGCATCGAATGTCACGACACCGGTAGCCTTATCGAGCGTGTAGTCAGTTGTAACGGTCTGGGATACTCCGCCTACGGTAATGACCGGGTCATTCGTAATCGGATAGTTAGGGATGTTGAATACGACCTTTGTGCCGTCACCGATGCCGATCTCCTGACCATTGGTAGTGAAATCAACCTCATTGGTGAAGGTAGGCTCGTTATGAGCAACGATAAATCCGTTTCGTGACTTGACATTGGTGCTGACGCAGGTAACGATATCGGTTGCCGTTTGGCCCGGAGCGTTTGTCATGGCAAATACCAGTTTGCAGGTATTGGCGATATCTACATATTCAGACACCAGCGGGTTGTTGACATAAATACCGGCGAATACAATGGTATCAATCGTGCCCTGAATTGCCAGTGGCTGGATGACCGCTTTTGCTGCTGCAATGTTATTTGATGTTGGCTTTCGGTCGGTCCCACAGGGTATCCCCATGATATAAAACCGGGTAAGCCCCTGTGCCATAAGTGCCTGTGCAGCCCGTGCTACCGGAGAGATGCCAAGAAGCTTGTTTGTTGAGTCGTATTTGCAATGGTCAGCATAAACCTTTTCGAGAGTTGTGTACAGTTTGGGTTTATACTCCGTTGACTCAGACAGACCAAGGATCAGTGGGACTCCCCATGAAGTCTGGGATGCAACCATGGTCTCATCGACCACATTAATGAGTACTGATTCTGCTACGTCTGGAATAACGCATCACCTGAGTAATCAGGCGATAGAAAAGTATATAAATAAGTGTCAATATTGCGGGGTATTCCGCAAATCAACATAAAAGGTTTTGGGATCGGATTTCCAGTCCCCTTCCACGAATTCTACATCTCCGACAACTTCAGCGATAGTCGGTAAAACCTGCCATATGGCAAACGGATACCGGATCGTGATATCAAACTGCTTGCGAAGAAGCCCGTCCTCTAAATGAGTAAGATCGGTTATCGGAGAGAGTTGCATCACTTCGGTGATATCACGGAGCGTATGATGACTCCATAAACTCATCTTTCGCATGACCGATTCCAACAACCCTACCGCATTATACATATCAGACTGTGCCACATGTACATTTATCGACATCTGACATGTGTATCGCTGACCGACCAGATTTTCAACATATCGCTCATCTGTCCCGGCATCAGACCGGAGCATCATATTTACCGGGGAATGGTGTCCTCCGGCGTTTTGATCGCCAAAATAAGATATCGTAATAGCGACATCAGCCGATGAGAGCATGTCTCGAACTGAAGATAAATGAGCATAATCCGTGACTATTGTATAGGTTTTCCCAGAAAAAGATATAGAAGTAGGGATGGATTTGAATACATCTACCTCTAGGTTTGGCGGTCTCATCGTTTCATCCGGATGATCCCCATAAAGGTATCCATGAGGGCGGCGGTGGATTCGATGAATGACCGGGCCTCACTCACAATACGGGCAACCTCTTCTTTTGATATCTCACATCCGGCTTCCCCTGTGGGATCTACGGCATCGTCGATTGCATCAATGGTATCCCGGAATTCTGCAATACAAGAAAGCAAAAGCTTCCTCAGGTTGCCAAACAAAATACCAAATATGACAGTCCATATGATCGATGCGACGAACCATATCTGATACGGATCCTGAAAATCAATCATACTATATACTACTCCGATTTTCCATTTATATCAGCGTCAGGTTTGATCATCCGGATGATATACTCTTTTTCCCGGGGGATGATGGTTCGAAACAACGGACGTTCGGGAATAGATTCTGTACCATACTCAAGCCATAAGGCGATCTTTGCCCGTTCAGGACAGTTAAACACGCCTACCAGTAATGTAACTTCCCCATTCTTTCCTTCAATGACCCGGTAATCCAATGAGTCGCGAAGCAGACCAGTTTCATGCCATGCAAGCCCGTCCCCGCCGGAAGGAGACCAATCTAAAAAAGAGAGAGAATGCTGATTATCAATGGTGTGTTTTAACTGAGTGACAAGATGTTTTCCGATTGCATGGTAATCCGGTTTAAACGTCTTGATTTTTTGCAACTTCCGTTTTAAGTTGGATAGATCCGCCTTCACTTGGATCATTATCAAATAACTCCAGTATCCGTTTCTGACAGTCTTCACAACAGGCGACGAAGATGATCTTCTGATATTTCTTTGGGAATGAGATGAGTTGATCCCGCTTCTGCCGTACCGTCAATTTAATCAGGTTATTACATTCCGGGTTGAAACAGGGAATATGAGTAATCTGATCATCAATAGATGGCTGGTTGGCATACTCATCCAGTGCCTGTATTACATCAGGAGTGACGATCTCAGTGCGATTCTCTCCATCGGCAAGATAGTATTTGCCACCTTTTTTACTGATATGTTTCATGACACCACCAGACGTAAGGGATCAATGGTTAATTTCCGTTTCAAATACACAATCTCATTCATATATTCTTCGCCTTCCACTTCACCGGTTTTTAGTTTCATGACGACTCCGTATAACAGGATCTTTTCCCGCTCGATTTTACAGGTGGATCGCTCTTCGCAGTTAATCGTGCATATGCCCTGATGAGGACATATGTAATAGATTACTTCTTCTTCCAACTCGGTTGCCATACGGGTTTCATCACCTCAGGTTCTGTGGATTTGGGATCGATATCGACAACCGGTTTGGATGTATCGATACATACTCCGGTAGTTGCTGATGTTTTCTGTTCGTCAGTCACCATTGATGGCGGTGGGGTACCAGCGTTCTGCTGTAATCTGACTAAATGATACGTATATCGTACAACACCGAGTTTTGCCCAATATGGGAGTTTTTGAGGACGGGCATGCACTTCCCAATGAGACTGCTCCCCATCCAGTTCCTCGATGATGACCCGATCACGGGGAGACATACTGGTCTCGGTATACAGGCGACGATCCCCGACATTGTAAATTGCCTGTGGGGTACGGGAGATCATCTCAAATGTCACATCTTCCCAATGTCCTTTAATCGGTTCCGTCTCGATAATCTCCGGGACGAATATCCCGTTTGCGGTATGAGCGTGTTCCAACACGGTGACTTTAAATATCCCGTGCTGGTAATCCATTACTTCAAGACACGTTTTCATGATCAGTAATTGTCATACATGACAAACATCGGGGCTTCCAATTTGAAGAGCTCGCTCTCGATCTGTTTATTCAAAATCTCCAGTGCCTGTTCGTAACTTCCTCCCCATTGGATAGATAACCCTCCTTCTGATACTCCGGTAGGATTTCGATTCGGGTTTGGTACTAACATCTGAGAGATCAGATCCGCTGTTGCCATCATTCGCTGGATCTTCTTTCCAGTTGGATCATCGATATTGATGACATAGGCATTACTCAGCCAGTAATCCGCCCAACTTGTAGAGGAATACACAATTCCTCCGGTGGTTGCCGGCATGAGGATAGATGGATCATTACTCGGGTACAACGTAAGACAGGATCCCTGACCCTGATACCGTTTAAAAAGGAAATCTGCAGCGGCATCAAGAGCATCCTGTATAACCTCATCAGGGAATGTGTACGGAGGGGTAGAATCCCCTACGGCAAACCGGACCGATGCAATTGATGCAGCCACGATCACTCACTCTTTTTTGTGACGGGTTTCTTCCGGGCAGGTGCCGTCTTTGGCGTAGATGCTACAGCCTTCTTCACTTCGGATGCGATCTGAGATGAGATCATATCCACAACCGGAGTTGCAACAGCCCCTTCCTCTACCGGGAAATCGTCTTCCGTGACGTTGGTAGTGAGCGGGTCAGGCCAGTCTTTCAGGGACTCTTCCTTCTTTGCAGGAGGGGTCTTATCCCGGTTAACGGAACCAAGAATGATAATATTGCCTCGTTTGATGGAGCTCTTCAGACCGGTGCTCCATTTCTCCCGATCTCCCTCAATGACAAACGTATTTCCTTTGGTGTAGGTGTTACCGTTAAATACAAAACGGGCCGCACGAACTTCCACCTCAAGTTGGTCTTCCATATTTAAACGTTTTCATTAAAGAGTATATAAATCTTTCTATTAATACGATTGTTTTTTATAGTTTCATAGCAAATAACATCCTACGTGTGAATAACACGGGAGAAGTTCACCATGGTAAATTTTGAAGTCAAGGGTATCGGTCTCACAACTGAGATCGCCCGCACAAAACCTCAGGACCGCGTCGTTGTTGCAACTGCCGAACTGTCCGGAAAGACCGCGGGGAAGCTCTTCGTCGGTATCGATGATATTGATCCAAGCACACCAAACGCATTCGGACTATTCTTCAATGGGAAACAAGTCGATGTGAATGATAATGAAACCTACATGCAGACCAACACTGCCAAAGAGCCGAAGTCAGGGTGGAAGACCTACGCGTTCGATGTCCCAATGAGATACCTGACTAACGATCCGAAACCGGCAACATACACCATCCAGTTCCTTCTCGGCACCCTCAAAGATGAGGTTTTCACACTGGAGTCCACAAGCAAAGTATATATTCTTGAAGTCCCTCAGGATGAGATCCGCACCGGGGAAGTCACTCCTGAATAACCCTATTTTTAACCAGTTTATATAAGTTCTTATCGCCATTTCATAATTCATGGATTTGGCAGAGCTGAGACAATACTCCGAACTCCTCATACAGGAAGATGAGCGGATACGGTCCAGTGAACAGAACCTCATCACGCTATTTCAAAATATTACTGATTTCATCTTTATCATCGATGCGGTCACTCATACCGTCATTGATGTAAATAAATCCGTATTAGATACATTTGGGTATACGATTGATGAAATCAAAGGAAAGCATATCTATGATCTCCATCCGGATCGATCGCAGGAAGACATTGATATGTGTTTTATGGATGACGCCTGTTCCTGTGAAGTACCGTTTGTAACGAAAGAGGGAAAGGAGATCCCGTCGGTAACCAAGATCACGAAGTTTATCTGGGATGATAACGACGCGTACGTATGCATTGCCCGGGATATGACGGAGCGGTTTGCCTATGAAGCAGAACTCAATACCCGGAATATGGAACTTGAAGTGGCTCTTGAAGAGTTACGGAATACCGAAGATGAGTTAAAGTCGCAGATTAACAACATCACCTATCAGAATTCCTTAATCCGGGCAATGTGTGACAATGTCCCAGATATGATATGGGCAAAGGACGTAAATAATAACTATATTTTCGCCAATCAGGCAATTGCAGCAAACCTTTTAAATGCCACATCCACGTCAGAGCCCTTAGGGAAAGACGATCTGTATTTTGCCGAACGGGAACGGTTACTCCATCCAAACGATCCAAACTGGCATACATTTGGAGAGATTTGTAAAAATAGCGATGAGATCGTTCTCCGGGAGAAGAAGACCCGGAGATTTCAAGAGTTTGGAAATGTTAAAGGGAAGTTTGTATGGCTTGATGTCTACAAATCTCCGTTCTTTTTTGGATCTGAACTTATCGGAGTGGTTGGATCAGGGAGGGATGTTACTGAGGAACAATCATTAACTAATGCGATGATAAGTCAGAAGAACTTCCTTGAAGCGTTACTGGAAAATCTCCCCTTACCCATATTTTACAAGGATATGGACGGGAAGTTCATCGATGCAAATGGGGAGTTTTGCAATTTCTACGGAGCATCACTCTCCTACATTATCGGGAAAACTACGCAGGATCTCTTCCCGGAGGATGCAAAATATCTTAATGAGAAAGAAGAAGAGTTGAAGAAAACCGGGCGGGTAAAGTTTTATTACGATGCCTATGACAAGCACATGGTAAAGCATCGGATTATCATCATTAAAACCTTGCACCATGATGCGAATGGGAAAGCAATCGGGATCATTGGATGTGGCATTGGAATTGCCCATACCGCTCTTATGGAAGGATTATGACCGATTTAAACCGGCCGATAGGTGCAGATGCACTAGGGATCACTCTGAAAGATGTACTAAACATGTACCTCAGAGAAGTGGAAACGCTACAGAAAACAATGATCCGACTAGAGCGGAGAATTGAGAGGGATATCGATCGAATCGATACCGATATCCGGCAATATGGTGTCACCACTAGAGAAGACATCAATTTACTCCGGGACGAAGTCGCTGCCATGAGAGACCATATGTCATCCCTTGAGCTCAATGTCAGTGAATTAAATAATACCCTGTCCACCATGATATCTGATGCAGAGAGCCGGAGAAAAGATGCAGATCATGAACATGCATTACAGATACGAGAATTGCAGTTAAAATCCGGAGTGATTGGAGGCGGAGCAGGTGGGCTTATCGCCACATGTCTCCCTCAAATCATCGAACTGGTTCAGCAGATCATTAACTGACCGTATACCCGAGAGAGATCATCTTTTCTTTTACCCTCTCCATCAAATCCGCATCAATGTCATCAGGAATGGGATCCCACTCTCCATCGGAGTGTTTGAATAATGCGGTATATAACCTGAGTTGTGTTCTGGTAATCTCGTCTTTACATACCCATCCTACCCGGGGATCATATACCGCAAGATCCCCATCGATATACATCTTCATTGCTTCGCCTCTTTTAATACATTAACGATGAAATTAAAATAATCCGGATCTTTCTGATAGAAATGAATCGGATCCTGATAGAGGTATTGAATACCCATTGACAATATCTCTCCGGGTCTATCTTTATATAACTTTCCACAATAGGGATTGGGGAAATTATCCGGTTTACATATCTCCGTATCGTTATAATTCTTTCCGGTAGCCTCCTTTAATGGGACAACGGGTGAATCTCCTGTCCGTTTTGCAAAAAACTCATTGCACCGGTTCTGGATATTTCCGGATTTCTCCAGTATGTGAGCCATCTCATGAACAAATGCTCTCCGGAAAGCTGAGTATTTCGCCGTCCAGCTGAACGATAAGCAGATGAAATTGTTATTATCACCCATCTCAGATTTAAATGATCGGTTCCCGGCAAGCGGATAGATATATGTAGGGCCTGTGGAAGGAATACCTTTGGTGATCTCCGCAAACCACTCTTTCGCTGGTTCAATATGTTCGTATAAATGTTGGGCAGCGAGATTATTATGAAAGCTTTGTAACGGCACATCCGGATGATACTTCCGTATTTCAGACGTATCTGGTGGGATAGTTGTCGTATCCATGATATATGACGGCTGGTTCTCTTTCCCTTTATTGATATACCCGGCGAGAGCCTGATAAATTGGCTGCATCGCTTCCATCATCTGGGTCTCATATTTATTGATCTCCGGATCAACCTTCCAATCGATATATCGGAGAATTTCTTCAATCTCCTTTCTGACTTTATTTCGATCTTTCACATTACCTTTGATCTTTTTTAATTCAGTTAGTTGATCAGATAATACATTTGCTCTCGTATACATCTCCTTCCGCTTATCCACATGGACCTGTAATTGACTGGTTATTGAGGTATATTGTTCCATATGGGGTTGAAATATGGTATTGACATCGACTGTTTCCGGTTTAGCAACCGTTGCAAATTGATCTAATGGCTTATTCGGATTTGTGCGTTGGATTTCGTCAGTTTCATAATATTTCGCTCCTCTGGTAGTGGTTTTCACCTGAGCGTTTTTCGGCACCTTATCCGGATGTGCCGTGACATATACCCGGTATAAATCACATAATATTCTTTTACGGATGGGAGAAAACATACTATAGGGTCAATAACATGAGATAAAAACAGTAGTCAGTCGATAGGTTTTTATTTTCCGATTGCAAATAATTTATTGTGACAGTCATTGATAACATTCTGAATGCATTACAGCAACAGAATATGACGTCTGAGGAGATTCACACTCAGATTGGCGGAAAGCGTACTACGGTAAAAACCGAACTATCCAAGATGCGGCGAATGGGTCTGGTAAGTCAAACAGATACTCACTATACCATTACAAAATTAGGCTTATTACAGGCATTGAAAGCAAGTAAAGACGTATCCGTGCGGAGTTACAATCTTGGTATTGCGTCCAGAGATAACCTCTATAAACAACTTCCCAATCGGCAGATCTTCACCACCGCCGATATCTATCGGGATGTGTTGAGGACGGAAAAGACCGAGGCACTGAAATCTCAGGTAAAGTATTCACTCCAGCACCTACTGAAGGAGCGGAAGATTAAACGCGTGTCCCCGATCGATCAACCCACGGCTAAACTGGTACAATATGTGAAGGGTGTTGAAGAGGATGAATGGATATGCTCTGTATGCCAGCAGATTCTTCCGGCAAACTATTTCGATGTGATAAACTATGGAATGCCGGGTGCGAAATGCCATGCATGTCGTACAGATGCCGAATTTGTACATGCGGAACCGGTTTCGGTAATGGATTTCATTACCGCTACCGATATTGAGGATCCGGGACTGCATGCAATGGAAGCCGTGCAGATGGCAATGGAACAGGTGTCTAATGGATCCCTGAAATTCATCGAAGAACAGGTAGGGATGATATCCAAGTCACTCGGGAAGATTCACTGGATGGGTGAGCATATCGCCAGTATCGATAAGTCCATGCAGGAGATGGTGAAGATTAATAAAGCCACCCATGACCTGTTTGTGCAACTTGCAACCAAAAAACAATAACTTCTATTTTAGTTTAATTTTATCATTTAACACCGAACTACATATTTAATACTATTCTATATTAAATTTGTAATACAAACCTATATACGCTAGTATTGGAAAATGATAATGTATGCGAGCATATCTCATTCCTGATGGGTTAAACCTGCCTATCAAGCAACCGGTAAATTGGGATATTACCTCATGGGCGTATAATGACGCTCCATTGATTGATGGGGGAATCTTTTGCCGGGGATGTTTCATCAAAGTGATTGACCGGACCTGCACCACTGAACACCAGCAAAAGACCATCGATGCGTTTGTCAAGGAATATGGGAGAGAACCTACCGATATCGAACGAATGTTCCTGCTTCGGATCACCATGCTTGAGACGGCAGTGAAATGTCTGAATGAGGATATGGTAAATACTACCGACCAGTGGGTGTCCCGGGATGATGAAGGGAAATTGAGAGTGACTGATTGGACTGATGCAAAGGTACCGGATGAACGGATCAAAGACTACTCGCTGAAAGAATTCAATCCAAATACCTGTTTCTCGATTGCATCGGCTGCAGCACGGGGAGCCCGGAGTTCCAATATCATCTGTATCAATAAAGATTTACAGGATCGGGTAACGTATGAGATTGAATCCATGCTGAATGGAAAGTCATCATCTGATGGTCTGTGGTATATCAAAACATCAGCCATTGAATGGATCAAAACAAAGATCCCGGAGACTGATACGGATGTGTTTGTCATCAAAGGATCAGATACTACCTGCAAAATCACGGTCAGCAAAAGACCGGAATCTTAATATTTTCTCACATCCTATTTTATTGCCATGCGGAGAGCGTGGACACAAGAAGAGATCGATCAGGTAACCTATTTATACTGTTATACAAATAAATCCGCAGCAGAAATAGGGCAAATTATTGGCCGGACACAGGGATCTGTATCATCAAAAATAGGTACGTTAGGGTTAAAGGATGAACGTTACTTACCGCCGTTTAAGCAAACGCACGGGCAGCAAACGTAATATTCGTCGTCCCGACAGTGATATCCACAGCCGTGCACTGGAAGAGTTTCATACCACCAGCGGTACCTTTTGCTACAGGAACGAACGCACATGACATCTCTGCTCCGGCATCAAAATCATCTGCCCGAATGGGTTCAGTTGTAGTTACCACATAGATACCATTTGTTTTTGCATCGGTCTGATCTTTCACCAGTACCCGGTTCCCGGCAGCAAGGGTGACGCCATCGATAGTAGCCCCGGCTGCAAGTCCGGTAGCGAGATCAGCAATGTTTGCAGTAGTCGCTACAACACAAGCAGTCTTCATCAGTGAGGCTTTTAAAAGAGCGTTGATAGCGAGAGTGGCGGATTGTTCCTCAGCAACATCAGTCTGATTGTTCCGGATTTGATCCATGAATGTTGACATGACCAAATGGTAGGAGAGCCCCGGATATAAAAGATCGTCTCTTTAAGATATCCTGCATTTCTTCCACGGTATAATGATTGTCACAGGGTGGAATCTTCTTTCGTCTGTCACGGACTTCATCAACCCGACTCTGCCAGTCTCCCATATCGCAATACGGGTTCCATCCATCGATATCATGCCAGAAACAGCATATCTCACAGGGGCGAAGAGTCCGGTCAATCATAAAAATAGAGTATTACAGAAGTGCAGTGACTTCTGATTCTTCGATGATAGTAATCTCGCGTTCCTTGATATACAGGTAAACCTTGGACTTGGTATCCTTTCTACCCAGCTGGATTACTCCAGTGAATTCGGCATCAACGTCAAAGAAGTACGGTTCCCCGAGAATGTTCTGATGACGTTTAACGAAATCACCGTCAAACTTGTATTTTGGATGTGTCTTGGTTAACACGCGAATCCAGAGAGGGCATGCGGACCAGTCATCATGATTGGTCTTCCCGTCCACGAGGAGTTTAATGCCCCAGAACTGACCATCATTTGCAAAATATACATCGCCGAAACCGGCGATTGCTATGGGATCATTACACTTATCCCAATTAATAGGCTTACGCTGCGATGCTGCCATACATACATGTTATCAACGGTAGTATTTATACCTGCTCCAATTCCTGACGCAAATTGTTCAGCATTTCTAATTTTGACCGGCGATCTTCAGCCCGAGCATCACAGATAACTGCATTGCAATATTCGTTAAATGCATTGGTGATGATCTCAAAATGAGGATCGTTGACATTAATACTAATGGTAGCCCTGCAATTATCCGGAATAGAAATGGTAATATACTTTTTCGTATTGGTGATACATCCAAACCGGTTCACAACATCCCGGTTTACTTCATCCTCTTTTGAGTGGAACACATATCCCATACCATACATATTTCATTCATGATGATTTAAACGATTGGGTATACAAAATAATTATATCATCCAGCGACGAATGATAGCATATGCTTGTCGAATTGAAATGCATTATTGATATCCCGGAAGACCGGGTAGATGATTTCTGTTACGATATCACAACTGAAATCGAAAACATGCAGGAGAAAGGCACGGGGAGATCATTCCAACAGATCAAATCAGAGTCGATCGCCACCGTAATAAATACGGTGATGAATGCTGATAAAGGATATCAGCGATACATCGTGTTCAAAAATGCAGAGTGTTCATCAGAGTTCTTCCGGGTCCACAATATCAGTCACCGCTGACTCTTCTTCAACATCAGGGCCATTAAATATTTTATCTGATTCTTCATCGGTCATATCATCAGGTGTATCAAAGTCAAAATTTGCAATATGATCCGGCTCCCATACGCCATCATTTTCATGATCAATTGTTATTACCCGTTTTGACTTTGACATATAGATAACATCTTTTTTGATATAATCAGGTAATGTATCCCTATAGTTTCCGGGAAGTGCATGCACCACCGGCTCCCATACACTCATAGGTAATTCAAGCGTAGTGAAATCATTGATAATATCATATGCAGTCGATGCATTAGGCTTTTTCTTCATTAACTCAAACGCAACCGGTTTTAACTTATCCATTAACCGATTATTAATATCGTCATTTGTGAGAATTTTCCCGGTTTCTTTATCCAACACAGAATTATCTTTTGTATACACGATCGAGTCTTCCACTTCCTTCGCAATAGCATGAGTTGATTTCGCTACATAATCGGGTTCATGAATACGAAGCATTGCAGTGGTAGCTTTTAACGGTTCTGATGGGTTTACATCCTTAATGTCGAAGAGATCTACATGTTCTTCATAAAATGCATTGGCAATGTTTAGAAGATGATTTTTTGGATAGGCTCCAACTGGAGAATCAAATGGTTCCCGGTGATTGGCGATAATATCTTCAAATTCATCTGCCCGGGCAATAGCCATATTTACTTTATCGACAAGTTCAGGGAACGTACCTATCTTTTTTAAATAATAATTAATCTGCCGTAATTTACTTTTACTCTTATCTAAAGACTCGCTGATGGTGCGTTTTTGATTAATATAACTGCCAACTTTATGCCGGGTAGACTGCGCCTCATGACTGGATGGATCCGTATCAATTTTACGTATTAAATGATCAGCGAGTGCGTATTTCGCACCATATTGTTTCCTCTCAGATGTAAATCGATCATCCTGATGATACTCTTCTAAATTGTCTATAGCGTACGTATCTTCAGCATCTCTCAATGATTCAGGTAATTCAGCCGGAATATATTTTGCATATTGCCCATACGGAAGATTACCGGTCGATTTCGTATGATAGCTATAGGATGGGTCTTTCTTAACTTTCTCCAAATAGGCCCGACGGTCTGCTAAAATAGACTCTTTCGTATGAGTGGATAGATCCGGATTATTACTATAGGGTATCGTATAATACCGCCCACCCTGTTCACCGGTTTCGACCGATCGTCCTTTCGGAGCATCTTTCCCATCGGAAAGATACACTTTCCGTAGTGCTAAATCATAAATAATCTTCCGGCGGAGGTGCAGCATATATACATTTAAAGGAAAGGTGTGTATTTAAACGTCATTCAGTATACGGATTACCGCCATCAATAACATATCCCGGGTCTGTAGGGGGCTGTGTTTTATATATTTCAAGTAATAAATCTATCGCTTCCCCTAAGGTTTTCGGGCAATGGCCTACCAGTTCAATCCATGCGGCTTCATCGTCTAAATTATATGTGAGAATGTGAGATATAACGACATCCTGTTCGGTATTTGTGCAATCAATACGACGAATATCGTCAATAAATGTCATCCTCCAATCTCCGATGTTATCGTTGCAGTAAATTCCCGGGTTACTCCGGATACGACAAACCCGTGGGTATACACCGATACGATTTCAATGTCAGGATCATCGAGTTCAATATCCGGAAGCATACTCTTCAATGACTGATAGGGAAAAAACCCAGACAGTGCTGGGTATTTCGTCACCTCAAAATACCGCATGCAATTCAGTAGTTCATCATAATACGGCGTAGGGGAGAACGGCATGTCGGAATCACCAAGATACATCTGCACATGAGTGATACATAACTCCGTAATCTGTTGACCAAATATCAATACCGCAATATTCCGGTTATCTCCAACCACGGTCGCCCCATCAGGGATCACTGTCTTCCACTCTTCCTCAAGCGGTGATAAGGATACATGATCACTCGCCATATACCACCCTTCTTCTAACGATAATGATGACCAGTTGGTAATAGGGTCAAGAAACGGGGCATTGGGGGTACCAGTCCATCGTAATATGGCCGATCCTACCATCTCACCGGTACCGGATGCGGCAAATGATACGGATGCACCTAATCCAGTGAACTTTTTACTATCCACCGTATCCATAATCTGAAAAATGCCGACATCTATCGGTTCAATGGATGCTATTTTTAATGCCGAACAGTGCATCGACGCATCTTTCTCTACCCGTGCCGTAACTCCATCCGGTAACAGAATACACCAGCGATCCGGACCAAATGACATATCCGTAACCATGAGTGAGGTACCACGCTGCCATATATCCATACACTCGTTATCAATGGCATTACGAAACAGATTTGCCTGATAATCATACCCGGATGAGTTCACCAACTTCATGTAACCCTCAGTGTACCAACTGCGTTCACCACCGCAAAAGTAGTATTTGCCACAATGCATACTAATGTGACGGTATTATATCGTTGATTATTTGCCGATCGAAGATATCCGCCTGTACCTAATGATGTTGTTGTGTTTAAATACACGATCCTTTGATTAGCATTCTGTGCAACCCTCCATGTACCGGCATTCGCCGTGCCATTACCGACGATATAAAACATATCGCCGACTTTACAAGAGGTTGGTAGTGTTAAAATACATTCATTCGCCGTATTAGTAATATACCCAGTATTCACCAGCATGGTAGCTGCCGATGTCGCCACTACCCATTGAGTAGTCCCAATAGATGGCAAATTCGGATACGCTAATACCCCATTCCCGATCTTTAGCTCATTCCGGGACGCGTCATATCCAAACTCTCCATTCGCCGGTATGACGGTGTTCCATTGAGCAGACGTACCTCGTTTAGGACGGATCCTTACCATAAAAATAAAGATTATGCGGGAGTACCGCCGTCAATCTCTCCCCATGAGGGGTCAGCAGCATCACCGTGTGATATCAACACATTCCCATCAATGGTGGATGCAGGTAACCGGGTCCACCCGGTAGCGTTCCTGAACAGGATATCACCCTGAGTACCACCAACAGGTACTTGAATAAAGCTGGATGGTCCATATGCACTGTTTACCAGTTCTCCACCAGCAGACAAAGTCGGGAAGTTACCGGCGGTCGGAGTACCAACAATAGAGATATACTTGTCATCGTGTAGATGATCCGTGAATGCGATCTCCTTCTCAGTACCGGCCAGACCGGCTTTCCACACATCAGCAGACTCATCCCAGTAGATACTGGCATTTGTCGAAGTACCACGTTCGACCTCAATACCACCGCCTACGGTAGGTGCTCCGGTGACATTGTTATTCAGCACGATAACATTATCATCGACGGTAAGTGTGGTAGAATTGATGGTGGTCGTTGCACCGGTAACGGTAAGGTTCTTCACCGTTAAATCGGCATAATCAGAGTCGTCAGAGTTTCGAAGCTCAAACTTCCCGGAGTTGTTCTTAATCTGAATCGGGTCAGTACCGTCCTGATCGATGGTAAATGATGAGGCGGTTGTCCCGGTAATCGAGGTAATAGACAGGGTAGCGTTCACGAACTTCCCGGATCCGGCATTCCATTGAATGACCTGTCCATCGGTCAGTGAACTCAGGTTGACATCTTTCAGAGTTGCCAACTTGTTAATGGTGTTTTCTGCTGGCAGTGCGGTCCATACATGGAGCCCGTCACCCCGGCGAATTTCACCAGTGGTCTCATCGAGACCGTACTCACCTGTCTTTAATATCAGAGTTGACGCTGTCCATTGGACGGTCGTCCCCCTACGCATTCTGATAACAGACATAGATAACCAATACTATAGATAACTATATATAAACTGGTTAAAAACAGATTTATTGCCTAAATAGGCACGTAATCCCGGTAAATTGTGGTGAACGATTTCGGAGATATCCTTCCAGTGCCCTCTTTCAATAATGCATTTAGGCAGGCGTCCCATTGCTTCTTATGAGACATGCGGTAATACACCGACGATTCGTATGTATCACAGTCAAACAGTTCCGGAGTAGGAAAACTGGCTGTGCCGGTATACGATAATACGATGACATCACTCTTCGTAGTGGTGAATAGTTTAAGTACCTCTTTCCAATCATCTTGTTTGAATATCTGAAGATCTATCCCCTGATTGATAATCGAAACGACCCACTTATAATCCTCTTTCAGGAAGTAGGAAAAGTTCTCACAAAGCAGGTGGATGAGAACCGAGATCTTCATGACATCATTCCCATACTGCATGATCCGGTTTATACGCCATAGGTAATGGTTGATGAAATCACCGACCAGTGGATCATAGATCCGGAGATGGTCCATTGCAGTTTTGTAATAGAGCATGACTCGCTGGATTTCATCAGCTGACATACCGACCTGTGGTGTTCGAAGCAGTTCCATCAGATCTTCATCTTTTGACCGGATTAATGCAAGCCGGTCTGCCCGATTTGCATATACGAGAGAATTATACAGGATACCGTAGCAGAGGTTCTTCGTCAGTTCATCCATCTGATTCCGGACCGGTCCATAGAGATCGGCGGTTTTGTTCACAGTATTAAATCGAATGGCACTCATGTTGCCTCACAGCATTTAAGGTATGCGTTTCCGGTAGGAGTAATATGATGGGTTGAATAGTGCACGGAGGTAGGTTCAGCCCGGACATACCCCATGGTATACAACCGGGATATTGTCCTGCTGCTTATCGGACGCTCTTTTCCACCCATTACATACGATTGTCTAATAGGGCCTCTAGTGAGAAGATAATATTTTATCCTCCCATCCCGGATGGCCTCAAGTACATCACGCTGCGTCTTGGACAATTTCATAGATTTCACACTCATGGATCAAATGAGGCTGGTTTATCACACCGACGATCTCTCCATACAATACATTATCATCGAGAGGTAATCCATTATCCGCCCTGCGGATGGCATAACTCATACACGGGACGCATTTATATGATGCATGCCATGGTTCACCAATGTACAGATCATACCAGTCGATGATTTTATACATTGCCCCGGAAAACATCGTCTCCGGATGATATCGAATTCTCACCACTTTGCCGGCGAGTCTGTGACTTTCGCAGTGCATGGTATTTAATTTGTAGTAAAAAGAGATAAATGTTATGCTTCTTCCCGGAGATTACAGGTGCCTTTAAGGATATTCCGGGAAGATATACGGCATAACCATGCTCCGGTTGGATCGGTATAGTCGTGTTTACATCCGTTACATGGGGAGTTTTTAATATCGTTTAACAGAGTTGCTACCTTGATGGTATATTCAGCCCACTCAAGCACGATACCGACATAGTCGAACATCTTATCCGGGTTGTATGGCGTACCGATGGTATCTTTCATGGTACGATCCAGCATTGCTTTTACCTGAGTTGGAATGATATCCGGGAGGATGAAGTTGACATGATGATCATAGTTGAAATGATCTTCCGGTACCCATAGGTCGCATATTTCCCCGGATTCCGGGTTATCAGGTTTACAGTCTAATAGGTGCAGGTTCCCACAGTTTTTACAGGTGATAGCATAGTCTATAACCCGGGGTGTTTGCTGACAGGTTTCGCACATAGTCACCAGTCGTTCTGCTGCATCTGAGAACCACACCCGTGACAATACCAGATCCGGCAGTCATCTGTTTCAGATACCAGTTCCATATCATTTTTGCATTTCTCGCATTGCATAATAGATATTTTGTAGTAAAAAGAGATAAAGTTACTGTTTTAACCGGCGATTAATTAAGCGATGATACATGATAACCATCGCCTTATCCCGGATTGCAATCTGTTCCGGAGTGAGAGGCACGTATCCCGGAATAGATAACCGGGTTGTGCCTGATGGTTCATCACCCCAGTTGTGATAACCCATTCCCATTTAATTCATCGCCCCGATACAATATACAAATCCTACACCCCAACAGCAAAACAGGAAAACTACGAATAGTAGAGCATTAATATTTGAAGTATCGTTTATATTCATCTATTATAATCGTGGTATGATGAGATAAATGTTATGGGGCGTTACTACGCGTATACGTTGTATTGGGTAGTTACTATGCAGGATCGTGGTAGTCAATTCCATAGTTTGTAATACCTGTGGTCTATCATCATATTACACGTATTTTTGAAAACGGAGTTTATTTTAGCAATTTATTTATACTAATACAACTACTATATTTGTATGGAACGAAGATACCTTGGTATCGACGTATTAAACGCAGCAAAAAATAGAATATCATGGGCGTTTGATACATTTGATACTATAAGTGTAAGTTTTTCTGGAGGGAAAGACTCTACAGTGATGCTGCATTTAGTTGCAGATGAGGCAAGGCGGAGGAATAGGATGATACATTGTTTATTTGTTGATTGGGAAGCACAATACTCATTAACCATACAGCATGTAAATGCAATGTTTTCATTATACAATGATGTAATCATCCCATATTGGATCGCATTACCGTTTAAAACAGTAAATGCCGTTTCCCAATTTGAGCCTGAATGGATGTGCTGGGATCCTGATAAGAAAGATCTATGGGTACGGGATCGGCCGGAAAATGCAATAACTGATGAGGCATATTTCCCATTCTACACCCACGGTATGACGTTTGAAGAGTTCATGCCTGCATTTAGTAACTGGCTTGGTAAATCATCCGGAATCATGATAGGTATAAGAGTGGGTGAGAGTATGCATCGATATCGGACGTTATTTATGGAAAATAAAACTACTTTGGATAACAAGCAGTTCACTACAAAGATAAATGATTCAATTTATAACTGTTATCCAATATACGACTGGACTGATTCAGACATATGGGCATTCCATGGTATTACGGGATCCATATATAATAAATTATATGATAGAATGCATCAAGCAGGATTGCCGTTAAAACATATGCGAGTATGTGAACCATATGGGTTAGAACAGCGGGTTGGTTTATGGTTATATCACGCTATAGAGCCTGAAACATGGGGGAAAATAGTAGCCCGGGTGAATGGTGCTAACCAAGGAGCGTTGTATGCAAAAACAAAAGGTAACATTATGGGAAATGGAACACTTACACTACCAGCGGGGCATACGTGGAAATCATTTGCATTACAGTTATTAGAGTCGATGCCTGTTTCAACAAGTGATCATTATAAAAATAAGATTGCAGTGTATTTAAAATGGTATTCTTCCCGAGGGTATCAAGATGGGATACCGGATGCACAAGAGAATGATCTTAAACATGCCGATAAATCACCGTCATGGAGACGAATATGTAAAACAATACTTATGAATGACTATTGGTGTAGATCATTATCATTTTCACCAACAAAATCATCAGCATATACTCGTTATCTGGATAGAATGAAACAGCGGAGGGAAGAATGGAATCTGATATGACATGGACGAAAGATCACCCAGTGTCAAATGTACAATGGGTCGATGCGACATTAGTTATTGCAAATAATTACAACCCAAATAAAGTTGCAAAACCTGAGATGGATTTACTCATGGAAAGTATTACATCTGATGGATTCACCCAGCCTATCGTTGTATGGGAGCATAATGGAGTATATGAAGTTGTAGATGGATTCCATAGACATCTTATAGGGAAGAAGTTAGGTATGAGTCATCTACCGGTTACCATAATTAACCAGCACCGAACAAAGAAAGGGGATAGGATGGCATCAACGATACGGCATAATCGAGCACGGGGAGTGCATCAGGTATCATCCATGAGTGAAATTATTCAAGAGATGGTGAAATTAGGATGGGATGATAAAAAGATAGGGAAAGAGTTGGGAATGGAGCCCGATGAAGTGTTGCGATTAAAGCAGATAGGTGGGTTAGCTGAACTATATGCCAATACGGCATTATCGGAGGCATGGGATGTTAAATAATGATGTGATGATTGATGGGTTAGAAGAGTCAATCCTTTATTTATATTTAAAAATGAGACTCCCTATCAATGATATTGCAACCACATTATCATATCCTATCGCTAAAATTAATAAATTTCTTAAAGTGACAGGGATGATTGATGTTGTTAAATATAAAAAAGTAAGACCATGGGTTTACCATTCAATTATTGAATTATATTCTCATAATATGAGCACCCGTGATATTGCAAATTATGTCCCAATAGGAGCCACTATGATTGCTAATATACTGCGTGAAAATAATATTCTTCGATCGACCCGGGTAAAATCTACTATCACTGATACCGAAATACATGATATTATCAATCAGTGTAAACAACAGTATCCGGATATTATAGACAGTATCCCTGATACTGATGGGTGGTTAGATCAAAACCACCCATTGTATAATATCATATATACTATTGAAGCAATGGAAGCATTATATGGACGTAATTGGTATAATAGATACCCACCGTGCCCTACGTGCGGTAAACCAGTTAAAGTATTACCATGTAGAGATAGAACCGGTGATGTCCATTATTGTGACGATATATGTTATCGGAAATGGCAAAAGGTGAATCATGCGCTTAACTGATGAACAGATATCAATTATAAACCGAGAGTATGATGACGGTGTTCCCGTATTAACCATATGGAAAACGCATGATATTCCTAAAAATCGTATATTTGAATATTTAAAAGACGCAGGAAAGATTAGAAAAGGCGGTGCAGTAAAAACCATTACATCAGAAATGGAAAATGAGTGCATTGAATTATATAAATCAGGGTTATCATCATCACAAATCCATATACAGGCCGGAATATCAAAAACATCAATAATTAATATTATTAAAAATGCGGGGTGTTCCCGATCATTATCTGAATCTCAATCATATCGATCTTACCCTGATGATATAAAGCAATTAGCATTTGATCTCTATGAAGAAGGTTACTCTACCGGGGATATATGTGAAATCATTGAGGTTTCTCACCCATCAAATATCATCAAATGGTTGAAACAGGCAAATATTCACATCCGAAGTCGTTCAGAAGCGGCAAAGATAAGTAATAATCATTTTATGAGGGGAAAGCATGGAGATGAACACCCAATGTGGAATAATGGTTCATCATATACTTATTGTCCATTATTTAATGATGAATTTAGAGAACGTGTTCGATCATTCTTTAATTACACATGTCCATTATGCGGGAAGCATCAGGATGATGAAAAGCGACGATTGCATGTACATCACATTCATTATAAAAAGGATTCATGCTGTAATCCAGATTCACCCAGATTATTTATAGCACTATGCCACTCATGCCATATGAAGACCAATAAAAATAGAGAATATTGGGAAAATCATTTATCAAGTATTATATCAACTAAATTTAATAATAAATGCTATTATACAAAATCAGAATATGATACTTTAATTACTCAATAATAGCATATGTAAAAATGATAGTATTTATACTTATCTATCATTTAACTAACGTTATTTTTGATAAAGAAGAGTGATTTAAAGGCTGTTTAACCTTTAAGACCAGAAACAACGCAGATAAATTCCGGAGCATCGACTATGGGCTCTGCCATACATAAGTTGTAGTACCTATGATCGATCATAATATTGCCCGTCTGTGCGCCTTCTACAGCGACAGTAGTGAGTGGGATCGCCTCAGCGAGATAACCGAATGCCTGTCTACGCAGAACACACATCTGACCGGTGTCAGTTGGGTCGATTGCGTTGTCGATGATGATGTTCAGACCGACGAGGGATGGAACCTGTCCGGACTCAACATAGCTGACAGAGTTATAGAGCTTGTTACGGATGATATCGAACTTGGTCATACGCTCGAAAGTCGCTGAGGACATGATGACATCAGTTGCTTCGAGGTAAGTGCTGTCACGAATGAGGCGTTTTGCCTGTTCGAGGTCAGCGATTGGATCTCCCATACCTGCACCGGTGTTAGCGGTCCAGTCGGATCCATCCGGAATCTCAACAATACCGGTAGTATTGAGGATGCTATCGAAGATCAGGTTGTCTTCAAAGGCTCTCATACGGTAGGCTGCACGCTCGATCTTACGACCGATAGTGTTGACCATGCCGAACTTCCGCTCCATCATAGAGACATCAAAGTATGCACCGTATGGACGGATGGCCTTTGATTTCTTTCTGTGGTCGAAGTCAAGACTTGGGAAACCTCCCTGCTCCTGTAACCATGATACGTTACCGGTCACATCCTGCTCTTCGAGGTATGCGACTGCGTCTCCCTGAGTCTGTTCGACTCCCATGAGGGTACGCCCGATGAGGGTCTTTTCGTAGACCATCTTGATACGAGCTGCGACAATTGGCGGCTTGATATCAACATTGGAGTTATACGAAAGATCCTGCTGAGTAAATACTGTTGTAGACATGATTACACCAGAATCTGAACTACGGAAGCTGCTCCACCACCGATCCAGATCTTTCCGAATCCTTTCTCACCTGCACCGGCTTTCTTTACCCGGCCGGCTGTGGTCGTGTCAAGAACAACCCGGTCACCTGCGACAAGAGTCTCTGCTGCAACTGCACGAATGAGTGCCTGCTGAAACTCGAATGGAAGGACGTTCACACGGGATGCAGTGTCTGGAGAGAGCTTAACTCCCTGCTTACTTCCATCATGGATACCGATGGTAACGATACCGAATGCTTCTCCAGAAGTCGTTGCCTTTTTCACGGTAGCATTACCGGTAATCTGCACAATCTGACCGGGAGCGTAGTAGAAACCTTCGGAATCTGCGGTTACTCCAGTCATATCAACAGCGGCAGAGAGGGGTTCTCCTCTCTTGAGCTCGGCTGCAATTGGGGATACTGCCATTTATTTCACCGTCCTGTAAATTTGGTCACTGGTCCAAACAGACTGAGTGCTGCATCTGCTGGAGTAGTTCCGTCAGCACACAGATCGACTTTTGCCCGACCGGTCAGGAACCTGTCAGACAGAGACATTGGCTTCTCTTCCTCTGGCATCGGAGGTGCAGCCGGTGGTGCGGGTGCGTCCATTGGAGGAGCCGCTGGCTCTTCAGGGGCTGCCTGCTTTACTGCCTGATCGATCTTTTCCTGTGCTCTCTGTGCAAAGTTCTTGAGCTGTTCGACGTACTTCTGGAGCTGTTCGACAGTCATACTCTGGATAAACTCTTCATCGACTTCGAGATTCAGGGACTTGATTTCTGCAATCAACTGACCCTTTTCCTCAGCAACATCAACCTGATCGCGGAGACCTTCTATTTCGGCTTCAGCGGTTCCAAGCGCCCGCTGTGCCTCTTCGAGATCCGCTACAAGCATTTCATTGATCCGCTGAAGCTCGATGATCTGCTGCGACTGGTCATCGGTCATGTCTGTTAAGTTTTTCGGATAACTATATAAACCGTTGTCGGAATCTGATAGGTTACCCTCTACTACTTCAACGTTTCCATCATCCTCGCTACCAACAGCCTCATTCACCTCATCCTGATGAGCCTGTAAGTGGGCAGTAACGGCTTCGATAAACTCTTCCGGGATACCTGCCTGACCAATACCCTGCATGGCTTCAGACAGACCATCGATGATCAGATCTCCGTCTGCATTGTGGTGAGGGAGTTTATAGGTCGAAACGTCTGATATATCGCCGACGAATGCAAACAGTGACGGGTTATCGTTATCCACTACGGGAGCAGTCCAGTCCTCATCAACGATATCGTATGATTCCGGATTATCTGGAACGAAGTTATTACCTTCTTTACCGGCCTCTTCTTCAGGAGTTTCCTCAGGGACTTCATCCCGGGCATCTTCCTGCTTCCCGTCCTGTACCGGGGTTACACCGGACTCCTGAATTTCATCAGGTCGGAGTTCTTTCGTCTCCCCATCTTCGGACAGGTTTGTTTCCACCTTTGGCGTCTCATTTGATGAACTGGATTCTATCAGGCGAGCATTTGAGTCGGCAGGCTGGATAACGTTCGCGATATGGATCAGTTTCATGTCGTGGATCTTGTTATTGGAATCCATCTGACCGATTACCCGGACAGAGAAAAACGTGTTATCCGGATCCCGTTTAATCAGCTTGACCAGATCTCGCTGCATACTGGTGTCTTGCCAGAGGTCAATATCGGCAATAGCGGCTTTCCGGGCTGGATCATACCAGATATTTACGGTAGACCCTATTTTCATCATAGGATTATCAGTATGTCCGATGACGATCGGTGCCGGGACATAGGCGAGGTTTCTCTCCGACTTAAGGTTCACACAACCGGTGACCATCTTTTCGATCTCCGGTCCGGTAAATGAGATTCGGTTATGGGTACCTTCGGATACTGCTAATATCCGGCGGCGTACCGGAGCATCAGCGGCCATCGGTGCATTATCTGCGGATAGGTTTACTACTTCGGTCGAACTGACCGGAATAGTACTCAAATCCATAATCACCGTACGCATTTGAGAGGTCATAGTACCGGATAGGTGGGATACCGGTATATTTATATAGGAGTCGAAGTTCTCACAAATAAAGTTATTCTGACAAAAGAATTATCTGGATAGGTGGCAAACAGATCTCTATGGCTGAATATACCATGGAGCAAGTTACCCCATCTCCCATGTTAAAGAGGATCATGTCGGGAGATGATGGTGTGTATTGTTACCAGTCAAAAAAGATCGTCGATCCGGAAAATCCTACTGAAGAGAAGATGTTTTCTATTGATGTGAATGAAGAAGCACTGGCATTATTATCACGGGTGAAAAAGAGTCGTGGTGGATCATTCAGCGATGTGATTATACACTGGTGCAATACGATCCGGGAAAATGAGGAGATAAATATGGATAAAGCACTTAACGAGTTCTATCGTCGTTAAGCAGCGGGTTCCGCTTATACACTTATTAAATTATTAGACCGGTTTTATCACCGGTAACATTACTTCGGGTTCTTTTTAATACGTTTGTATCTAACCGACTCTTTATGAGTCACCCCGTCAGGAGTCTTATACGTAATTTCTGCTTTTGGTGTGGGTTCTTTCTTTGGATTTGTAACCTTTTCAACCGGTTTAGTATCTTTCTGTACCGGTTTCTGACCAGTGTGATGATAAGTAGTACCAAACTGCTGTTTGTCGATGGCGGCAACATGCTGAGCGTCCATGATGTCTAAGTTCTTCATGGTTTTATTACATTTCTCCATTTCACTCACATCATCATTCGCTTTTGCAGCCATATACTTTTTGTATACCGACTGCTGTTGTGCCGATATGACATCCTGACGTTTTCTCAGCTGAGGTAAGGTAAACTTTGTCGATAGGTAATCAATCGCTGCATCTGATTCAGACTTGAGAAGTTTAGACAAGTCGCCGCCAGCCCGGGATGCAGCGTCGGCAAGGTACGACTCTACGTCTTCTACAGATTTCTTTACCGGCGTCTTTTTAGCAGGTGTTGTCTCCTTTGCTGTCTTTTCAGTCTTCGCCGGATCACCATATGCAATCTCTTTCATCACGTCAAGAGTACTCTTTGATTTGACTTTCTTCAACGTCTTTTCAGCACCGGATTTCGCTTTCTTCACATCAGCCAGTGCCTTACTCGGCTGACGTGCTCCCTTTTCAACCGTAATCTCTTTTGGTTTATATCCAGTCTTCAATGCCTTATCCAATTCATCAGGCTCCCCGTCAAAATATGCTGCCTCATGCTTTAATCGTTTCTGACAGGATGACGGATCCCCTTTTGCGGTAGCAACGATTACCGGCTGCCGGGGTGACTTCCCCTGACCGATAGGCTCATAGCGTAATACCGCACCGTCTTTTGTCGGTAGGATGTGGAACCGACCGGCCATGTGAAATGAGTCAGGTTTACCAGTGGATTTTCGATCATTGTATTTCGGTTTACGGGTTACCGATGAAGTGTCCGGTTGTTCACCATCCCGGAAATGCATATGGGCAACGCCACCATTATGATCTTTCCACCCGGTAGTGACATTTGCTCGTTTATATAACCGGGTTTTTGTACGCATCACTTCTTTGTGTTCAGGTGACACATCTTCAGAATTATAGAATTTACCCCCACGTTTCCCGGTCTGCACTGATACGCCCGGAGGAGGAGTGGCTGTTCCACGGAGATAGATCTTTCTCAGATCTATCTCAATTCTCTTTTGCAGTTCAGCGAGGTTTATCATGCTCCAAACACCGTAGATATCGTATGACTGTCATCGGCAGACAATGATTTCTTACAGGGTGCGGACTTCTTCTCATCCTTTTTTCCGTTTGACTTCTTCGGTTTCGACTCTTTCTTTTCAGGCTCATCCGGATCTTCCGGTTCAGACCCGCGGAAGGTGACACCTACTGTAGTTTTGAGTCTCTTATGGCCGAACTGTCCACCACCATACGATCTGCTTGACCCACCGGCATTGGCGAATGCTTTATCTTTTCTCGCTTTCTGACGCTCTCTGCGAGATTTAAGATCAATATTCCCGGTATGGTATGCATCAAGCGTGTCCTGAATCCGGCCGGAAAGATCCGCCAGATACACTACAAGATCAGTCATATAACAAATATGCTGAATATAATGATTTAAATAAGAGTCAAAAAAGAGATTAGAGTTTGTTTGTTTTCTGCTTGGTGTCCATACCACCACGGGAGCCCGGGTTGTAGAAATCAGCAGATGGGCCGGAAATCTTCAGGCCGGAATCAGTCCACGGTCCTTCCTCACGCAGGCCGTTCATTCCCGGAGTAGAGTTTCCTTTCTTCTGCTTTGCAGATGCGATAACCTTTTTCACGATATCGGGCTGGAGTGCCTGTGGGATATCAGGTGCAAGTGGGTTATCATTTCGCTGTACATATTCATGCTCGGCGATATAGCCTTCCTGCGTTGCAGGTGAGTCAGGCTTTGCAACCTGTACATCTACACCGCTCTGAGGGAGAATAGACTTTTCAGCCTCACCGGATGCAGCGCCGAATGACGGAAGATTTTCAGGCATAGTACTCACTTTTTCTGTTACAAGGTATTTAAACTAAAGTCACGGGATGCGGTCTTTCACCACAATATTCCCATATTTCTGTTCAGTTCCATTCACCCGGGCCACTTCAGCAAGCTGATCTTTCGTGAGACCGGTATCATACCATGGGGAATCATGTTCCCCAGTCATTCCCTGAGATGACGCGTTCTTCTTGATGCTAGGTACTGATTTCGCTGCCGCTTTCTTCAGTATCTTGTCTATTCCGCTTTTTTCTGACATTTGTTCCCTCCTTTGCTATCTGTTTCTCAAGATTATAAATCCGGGTCATCATACTCTCCAGCATTTCCGTTGAGATCATCACCGTAGATCCGGAGAAATCGCCTAATGTTGCCGGTGGAAGTCCTTGTGACGGATCTGATGGTTGAGCAGGCGCCTGTCCCTGAGGGGGCATCTGCCCACCGCCCATTAACGCTGCCATTGGATCCATCATACCCTGTTGCTGCCCACCACCATGTAACGTATCCACATACTGTTTAAACTGGTCTTTCTCATCATCAGGCACCGGATACCCGACATCTTCCATGAGTTTTGTCAATTGCCCTAACGTCATTAACTGGAGGAATGGCTGAGCCATCTGTACGGAGCGTGCCCGATCCTCCGGCATAATGGACATCCATTTCATCTCCGGGATCTCTGCATCCCCGCCGAATAAATGATAGATATATGGGGCTATGATCCGCTCATTAATGATTTCGGAGAATATTTCCCGCTCATTTGCCACATCCCTTTCAAAGAACTTTAACTGGATTTCTCCAACGGACCGGTTCGATGAAGTAGATGAAGTAAACGAGTCAGCAAAGCCCATTGCAGCAATAAACTCATCCTCAGTAAGACGGATAGCTTCAGCAACACCACCACCCATTCCGGATGATTGCAAGACATTGATGCTCATCCCATCAGGGACGAATATATCCATTCCTGCCTTAATACCGGATTTGATCTCCTGCTGGATACGTCTTCTGTCCGCCCACTGATCCCTCGGGATGCTGAATATCAGTTTCGGGTCAATGTGGCGCTTGACCATGATAGACTGAGACCGCTCGTATCCGAGCTTATTCATAATCAGGTCATAGTTTTCCCGGAGTAAGGAGATACCGTCTGGGCAATCGTGGTCAGGATACCGGGGGATGAAGATCAGTTCATCGGGGGCGAAGAATATTACATCCTCTTTCTTCTTGTCCGGTTGTTCTCTCCGGGCCTGATCGTTTGGAACACCCTGCTGGGTGAGTATCTGAACGTAGCCGATGATCTCATCACCGGATCCGGGTTTCAGTCCTCTCAGATAAGCGGCAGTACCGGTCTTATCTTTCAATAACTCTTTCAGGTTATCGATATCTACCTGATTGTCACGGAATACTTTGATGGAGGATGGTGGGATGATCTTTACTTTCTTGATGCTGATCTGCTTCTTATCTTCATAGACTTCATACACGACTTCAATGCATACCCTGCCATAAACTAACCAGTCTTTATAGATGCGCAGGGCCTGTTGTTTCAGATGCAGTCGTTTCGATACCCGTTTGATGATCTTCAGGATCTCTTCATCGCCCTTTTCCCAGTCAAACGCCATAACGTTCTTTGCGGTCGTTCGTAATATACGCGCAATCTTCCCCTTCTTCGATACGCGGGAACACCACGCGTCCCAACCGCCTTCCGGTTCAAAGTCGGTATCTACCCCATGCTCCGTCTTTGACCGTTCCAAAATAGAGGTGAGCATTGAGGTGAGTTCTAAGTCTACACTGACAAACTCATCGTAATACCCACTCTGCCCCGCACCTTCCATTATTTAATCTTTTCTCCTTACTGGTATATAGTTTACGCAACTTATATAAATAAGTTTGCAAAATAGATAGATTTAATATGTAGTAGATACAATAGAGTAATGTCGCAATGCGACCTCTCTCAAGCCATGTATCATACGTGTTCACCGGGTATTATTTCACACCAATAATACCTTATGTATAGTCCCAATCGTCTACACTTGGTATCACATGGTCGTAATAATAGACGGCTAATGCCAGTGACATTACTGTATCATCATGCTTCCCTAATGGGGCAGCGTAATGAAACTTCCCATCCTTGCCTAACGTAAAGGTGAACCGCTGTAACTCATCGACGAGTTCTTCAATCTTCGGAAACGTAATTTTATAGTTATTAATCATGAAGATGAGTTTCTGCACCAGTAATGGTTTGGTTTTTGTATTGAATTTGAATGGAAGCACATTCATCCCGGAATTCATCAGATCTTCAGCGATTGGATCCCCTACTCCGGTAGAATCCATTACTACCTGAGGGTTATTGTATACTTTCGCTACTTCCCGGATCCGTTCCTTCTGTACTGACCAGTCGATCTGGTTAAACCGTTCCCAGTATACAACCGTATTTTCCGATACATCAAATACGGTAATGACGGTATAATCGTTATATTTTGCCAGATCCACTCCAATAAGATAAAGGTGATCCCATATGGGATCAATATACCACCCTTCCCGGATACACCCGGGGATTCCGGTAAATACAATACCGGTTGAGTCGATGAACTGAGCTTCTATCTCCTGTAAATACGCCATCGGTGGGAGGGTGCGTTTCAACTCTTCCAGTTCTTTTCTATCGAGGATCGGGTTATCCCATGAAGAGCAGTTGAAGGATGACCACTCAACATCATACGTCTCTGACTCGGGGATACCACGCATGAACAGATCATAGTAATAGTTTAACCCGGCCGGGGTACCGATGATTAATGCACCGCCTTTCTTATCTGATAGGGCAGGCCGTAAAATATATGACCAGACGTCCGGTTTGATAAATGCGGCTTCATCCATAACGATGAAATCGAGACCTTCTCCTCTCAAACCTTCTGGACGTTCAGCGGACTTTGCCCATATCTCAGCGCCATTCACCAGATAGATGACTGATTCTGACCGGTTGATCTCTTCGATTAACTCCTCCGGTAGGAATTTTATCACTTTCCTCCAGAGGAGCATGGTGGCAGTGAACGTAGGGGCGATAACCCAGTTTACGGAGTCTGGCTTCTGTAATGCCTTCTGAATGACGCGATATGCGGCGAAGATTGAATTATGGGTAGGTATTAATGATCTCCCGGCTAAAAATAAATGTGATTCATTATCTACCGTTATACATTTTACAGGAACGGATTCTACAGGAACGATATCAACAATATATTTTGCCTTATGAATATAATTTGTCTCTTTATGAATGGGTAAAATATACGCGGGGAGTTTTATTGTATAACCTAATTGTAATTTATTATATAACTGACCAGTAGTGTATTTCTTCCCACATTCCTCTCCTTCACAATCTACAACCCAGTCATGTTCTTTATCGGCAACTATCGAATCACCATTATCAAAATGCAGTCTATAACATGATCGGTCAGAATATACCCCATGTAATTCGATAATCTCTACGGGGGAACCCGTCTCGTCAAATATCCAATCTCCCTCTTTTAACTCTCCAACCGTGGTCCACGTAAAATCACTTAATAGTATCGGGGTTGTTAAACACAGGGCTTTTCCAAAGCGCCTCCCTGATGCGATAACCTGAAACCTTTTTCGATCATTCCACATCTCCCGTTGCTTTTTATGCAACACCGGAGTGAACGATACCCGTTCCGGGAGCTTTCGCTTATTTACTTTCTTCCCTACGTTCCGATCAGCCATGATTAAAACAGGTATTTAAAAAGAGGTATTTAATGAGAGGTCAGGAAAATGGAAATATAGTCAGGAGATTCGATATATTCGTTATATTGCACCGTATGGCATGATGCACATACCGTGATGGTTTTGATCCGTTTCCTCTCCTTCCGGGTGGCATATCGAGAATGGATCTTCCGGTGACAGGTCTGACATAAGGTGATCAGGTTCATGGCATCATTATTCGCCCGGTCGCCATCAATATGATGCACCGTGAGATTATCCCGCGAGCCACATGTCCGACATTGTCTGTCATCACGATCTTTTACACCGGTTTTTAACTTCCGGGTAAATCCGGGTTTCGAAACCTTTTTCGACACGTAATGACACATGTCATTGCCGGTCTATAAAAATAGAGGTCAGGGTTGCCAGACGATGCCTTCCGGACCGGGAATTGCATACTGTTTACGAGCCTGAGATGCCCGGATTGCAGCATTATATACCAGAGCCACTTTGGCATTTCCCGGCACCGGGGAGTTGTTTGCTGCATCAATCTCATCGAGCAGTGTCCACAATGCAGTAGCGATCTCTTTATATCGCTTTGCATCGATCTCATCAGTAAGCAGTACCGATTCGCTGGTAGCGGTATCGATCATCACTTCAATATCTTCGGTTCGTTTTCTAGCTGCCATTATTACACTCCGTGCAGAATTTCCGCTCAGTAAACACATATTTGTTGGTACATTGGAACATTTTCAGGGCATTCTGCTCCCCAAGCTGCACCACAAATATCTGCCCGACATCCCAATGAGTGAGCACCGGGCCGGTTTTGGTAATCAGGTAAATCCCATTCTCCGACGTGTTATACTGGTCTTTGATCATAATGATCATACCAACACGTATCTGTACCCCGTCAAGATAATCGCCGGGTTGGATTGCATGCACATGAGGGATGAGCCCTGTAGATGCAATATTTACCCCGGCTTTAAAAGGAGTGAACCTGAAATATTCCTCTCGGGAAATCTTCATACTATTAAAAAGAAATGTATTTATTTAAAGCGTTATCAAGATACCATGCATGTTCCATGGATGGGTTATCTACTAATACCCGGTCAGTATCAATCTTTATCTGATTGGCGACTGATATACACCATTCCGGATCTGATGATTCGATCACGAACCATACATTATCATATAACCGGTATACATTCCCATACTGGTTGATAATATTACTGACATTCGGCATATCTTCTGTGATAAATACCGTAATACTGTCAAACAGTTCCGGATCCTCAACCATATAGGTACCGGGCACTTCTGCATGAAAACCGAATTCATACGGGATCTCCCGGCGAATATCATCAATGTTTTGCGACTGGATACATTCCCGGGTAAATAATACCGGGGCGGTTACATCACAGAATTTGAGCAACATCGGAGCGGTCACATGAAAACGACGCTTTCCGATATGAATACCCCGGTTCCCAATAATCACCGGGGACAGTTTCTGTTCCTTCACCATTATTCGTCATCCTCATCATAACTTAAACTTTTGTCTGTAAATGCCCCGGATTCGGACTCTTCCAGATCGATAATATCCATCTGTTCTTCCAAATTCACCAGTTCAATCTCAATCTTGGTAGGAGTGTCAGACGATATTTCCAACTTGTTTCCGTATAGTGCTTTATGTGCATTGATGATTAATTTAGAGTATTCCCGATGATCTTCAATGTTTGTGGTTTTATCTGTCAATTCTCCCACTTTATAGAGGGAAGTCATCATCTCCTGCAATAGTCCGGACTGACCTGATAAAAACAATCGTTCAAACCGCTGCTGGACGGTTTTCGGTTGATTTTTCAATGCACAAAGTTTCTTTGGCCCGTCTGACTCAAACGATGTCGCCATCGCAGGACATACTTCAAACGCTGGACATCGCTCTGAGCAAAAGCGCATTGTTCGTATTTTTTGAAGGCATTGAGCGCGTTCAAGCTTCGCTGGATCCTGATTCAGGGTCGATAGCGAAGTGATAGGGAAATCAGCCATATTACTAGGTAATTACAACCGTAGGTATAAAAAGAGTGGTTATACGGGTACGAGGTGGTTTGCACCACCGTACACGATTAACGCATGCGGGTCTACCGTTAATGTAGAAAACGGGCTGGTGATAAGACCGTGATCATTATCCAGTCTCACCAGTGCTTGCTTTTCTTTCCCAAATACGCGAATGACCGATCCATGTAAGGTCATTCCGCTCCGGGTGGTAACGGTGACCATGGATCCTTCCATGACATCGTTGTCTGTTGACATAGTACTTAGTATTGCAGTACGAGGTAATGAATTTATTTGTAATTAAAATATGCATACACTATATATACGTCTAATTGATATAATCTAATTATGATCGAATCCACATCATATGACGATCAACTTCCCACTGATCAGAAGGCTGCAGATTTGCAGAAAAAGATTGAATCAGGGGAGTTACCCGCGGGGAACCGCTGGACGACACCGGTTAAAAGTTTCATTAACAAGTGTACGTTTGGAAAGCTCTGTAAACCAGCAACTGCGGAGAAAACCGGTTGCCCGGGTATCTCCAAGTAAACCATTTTTGAGGACACTATGAATAAATTCATTGTAATCATTTGCACCTTTCTCCTGATTGCACCGGTAATCGCTACCGAATCGCAATCAAATATCAAGATTGGAGGATCAGCAGGCGCATTCATCACCAACTCTGACCGGTCATCCACCGTATCATCCGGATCCGTAGGATTTATGACCGGTGGTGAAAACTGGAATGAACAGACTGCCGGAACCCGTATTGTCACGCTCGGGCTTACTAAGTATCAGGAGAAAACGGTAACAAATAACAAGATTGAAAACTCTCTGATATCAAATACCGAGATTGAGTATGATAACGGCGCTGCCATTGATCAGACATTCACGATGACGGACAATAAGGCCAACATCCCGGATATCATGTGTGATGCCGGTCAGAACCAGCCGACGACATCAATGGGGGCGAACGGTAGTACAATCATCGAAGGTCAGACACCCGCATACCAGTCTACTGAGGCACATTACTCATCTATCGGTGCACAAGCAGGACGGTATAAGACAGGGGCAGTCATTGATGATGCGAACATGTCTACGGCCATGAGAGCACAGAGCAATGGTGGCGGTACTACGGCAACAGTTACGACAAAGGTCATGACCGGATTTAACAAGTCATCCGACGTGATGAACTTTGAGAAGGATGAGCGGTCACACACGGCATGGTTTGACTACGGGGAGTCCGGATTCGATGCGTCAATCGATACTGATTGGACGGATCACTCCAAATCATTTATGACCAAGTCCAACTCATCAGTCGTTGCCAACCGGACGGTAAATGAGACCGTGATAAACGAGACGGTAAATCTTACCGTCTAACTTTTTTGATAACTGTTTATATAGTTTTCCCGGTAAAATATATCGATATGACTGGTATACTGAAAACTGATGGTATTTGGGTAGATGCTGCAAATATCAAATCTCCTCAGTTCAGAATCGGGACTACCGCCAAAAAGGTACATGAGATCTATTGCAGTTTTTATGGACCTGAAGTGGGAACATACGCGGTTTCTGTAGAGATTGATGGCACTCCGATCACCAACCTTACGGTCAATGTCGGGGATAAGCGGATCGGGAAAGATAAGTTCTCATTCTTCGTATATCCGGAGGAGAAGAAATCAGTCGGTGTACATAAAGTTGTATATAAAACCGGATACCGGACTGAACTTCCTGACGGGAAGGTTGAAACAAAATACCTCTGGACTTCTCCAGAGTTTGAGATCATTATCGAATAATCTTCTTTTTTTCGAACTTCATCCCGTCGTACTGATATCCTGCATCCACCACTTCCTGAATGACCATCTCAAGGCACTCATTCGGTAATGATGTGATACCGGCATGACACCGGATATGATATAACACCTGAACGCAGGTGATTGAAGAGGGATTGGTTGCAATGGATTCCCGGGCAAGTTCCCGGAGATCCTGCTCCCAAGAAGAGGAAAGGTTAGTCTTTTGAGGGAATGATCCCATCATCAGACACCATACATGCGGCTTCACCATCAGCAAGATGGGGAGCATCGACGAGTTTAATCACTCGCTTTGTACCTTTGGATTTCCGGATGTAACACCGGACGGTGGATGCATGACCGACGATATTACCCCCGACGGGTTTTGTCGGATCTCCGAAGAACTGAGCAGGGTTTGACTGTACCTGATTCGTCACATATACGACGGCATTGTATTCGTCAGCAAACTTCCTGAGGGCGGACATATACTTATTCAGTGTCTGTTGCCGCTCAGCAAGCATCTCCCTACCAACGAACTCTGCCCGGAATGCCGATATCAGTGAATCGATGAT